CTGACGCTACGGCAGGTGCTACCAATGATGGTGCCGAGGTGGACGTTTGGGTTCGCTGTCTCCGAGTTCTGTAGGGTACGATGGGCAATGTCAAGTTACAGTTCCGGAGAGGCCAGTCCTCTCCGGGACTCTCCTTTAAGGAGAAGACCTTATGAGTATTCGAGGCGGTTCGCCTGTAAATGGACAAGACCACATTGAGACTGCTGGAACGGACAATGATGCAACTGCCCCTCGGGTAGTGAGGTTCTCCAGTCCGGACCCAAAACCTGTCAGAACGTGCCTAGTCCACAATCCTACCGGAGCTAATGCAGCCCTACTTGTAAAAGTCAACGCCTTGGCAGCTAATGACTTCGATGGGGACTCAGATGACGACGGGGTGGCTTACTGGTCCGTTGCGGCTGGTGCAACTATAGACGTAACCCTTGAAGGACGACTATCAGTAAATCGGGTATCCTTCGTGACTCAAAATGCTGGTGATGACCTAGATGCCGTAGTGGTGGTTGGTTGGATTGACTAATGAAATTGGAGATGCTCAAGATCGTAGTAGCTTCCGTTAGTAGTGGTGTAATCACTCTAGCAGGTACCATGTTCTTGATTCTCCCCGATCTACCTACCCGTGCTGAAGTAGTAGAAATGATAGATAGAGGGTCTCCCTACGTAGAGGATCGTAAAATGGTTCTCAAAACCCTCATCCATCTCACCGAAGGTATGGACGAACTCAAGAAGGATGTTAAGGCCGGGAATAAGGAGATCCAGGACCTTCGAGTACAACTAGCAAGTCTATTGGGGGAGAGAAATGCTACTTCCAAAGACCGTTAAGGTAGGGACCCATTCCTATTCTATCAAAGAACGTCCTACATCTAAGATGCCTGGACGAGACTGTCTGGGGCACTGTGACATAGGTGCTTTAACCATTACCATAGATGAATCCCTGCCGACTTCTCGAAAAGTAGAGGTACTCATTCACGAGTGCCTACATGCTATTCTACAAGGCACTAACCTAGATAACGAAGAACTAGTAGTTGGCCTCCTTGGGGAAGCTCTCTCTCTTTTTATCAAACAGAATCCTACCCTCCTCCGAAGAATCAGTACCTCTCTAAGAGACGCTTGATTTTTTTCGGACGCCTCCGATAAAAAACCATCCAACGACGACGCTCCGACCCTTTTATCGGGCGAAAAAAAACTTTTGCCGAAAGTTTGACTTTTTGAATTTTGATTGTATGCTTTGGGTGGCGGCAAAATTTTGCACGCCGAAAAAAAGGGGCGGTTGGCCAGTAAGGGACAGAATACTTTCGCCAACCGCCCCCCACACTAAACACTACTACAGGGGAGAGGGTATGAAGTATTATAAAACTACAGGAGTCGGTGGTAGAGGTATTTACTCAAACTTTGTATGGTCCCTCCCTACTGAGAAAGGCCCGGGAGAGTGGATGCCTGAAGTAGAAACTCTCAACCCTTGTGTGTCTGGATACCATCTGGTTTCCAGAGAGCATTTGATAGAATGGTTAGGTCCCGAGATTTATGAGGCTGAGGGCGGAGGTTCTTGTGTCAAATGCGAAGATAAAATAGTGTTTTCTCGGGCTAGGCTGACTACTCGCCTTAATAATTGGAACAGTAGAACTACAGCCTTATTTAGTCTTGATTGTGCTGAAAGAGTAAGACACCTAAATAAGCATCCAGAGGACCAAAATCTACTGATCGCCACTAGGAACTTCCTAAGGGGGGACTGTAGCCTAAAAGACTTGAATTCTACTTGGGCTGTTGCTGCTGCTACTGAGACTGCTGGGTCTACTGAGACTGCTGCTGAGGCTGCTGCTAGGGCTGCTACTTGGGCTGCTTCTAGGGCTGCTACTTGGGCTGCTTCTAGGGCTGCTACTGAGACTGCTGGGTCTACTGAGACTGCTGCTGAGGCTGCTGATAGGACTTCTGCTGCTGCTGAGGCTGCTACTTGGGCTGCTGATAGGGCTGCTGCTGAGGCTGCTGATGGGGCTTATGGTAGGGAGTCCGCTGGCGCTTATGCTTGGGAAGCTACTAGGGCTGCTGCTGAGGCTGCTGCTAGGACTTCTGCTGCTGGAACTATGCGGGAAGAAAGGATGTGGCAGATTGATAGACTGTTTCAGTATTTGGAAGGGAAGGTAGGTTAGATGCTATGAAACCAGAGATTGCTAGGATGTGGGCGGGTATGTTGAAGTCCCAAAAGACTGAGGAGAAAAGTCCTCTTGAGATACTGGCTGATATGTACCGCCGTATAGAGGGCGGGTGCAAGTGGGTCTTTTCCCCAGAGGGGAAGTACCTCTCCTCAGTTGGACAGTCGGAGAGTGATCTCTTGGCTAATATCAATGAGTGGATTGGGGATGAGGCTTTCCAACTACTACATCCACCCACCATGAGAGATGTGATTGAAAGGGCCTATGGGGTAAACGAGGGTGATGAATGGAAAAAGGATTCCGAGGCTCTGGGGATAGTCCCCAAGACTGACTCAATCTGCTTCGTACTAGGTGCAAGTCCTGTGAAGATCGGATTGAGTAGAGGACCAAAGAAGGAGTCTTACAATGTAGACAACCCATTGGCCTTTACCTACGACGAACTCGCAGAGCTTCTGGAGAATGTATATGTGCAGGACAAAGTATGACACCTTGTGGAGAGTCCTCTTGTATGCCGGTATGCTACAGGCCGTACTTCTACCAGCTTTTCCTTTCCTTGTAGGAGGCTGTATAGACTCCCCCCCTTTAGAGGAGGTAGCAGAGGGGGGTGATCTGTATATGAAGTGGAAGCCTAGTGTATTTCAGGACTGGTGGGCACAAGTGGAGATGTGTAACCTGCCGGACAGGCAGCAATCCAACTGCTGTGTACTAGCTCTAATGTCTGGTATGTTCTGTAGGATGAGCGGGCCTGGTAACTGTGGGGTCAACACCCACGACGTAGACCACGACTGTGACACGGATCTGTATGACCTGCACTTGATTGAACCATTATTGCCGAATGCAGTGAACCTATGTTTGTGTAACGATAGTCCGTTGGGTAAGATATGCGACTGTGAATAATCCGGGGCCGAGAACCCGGAGAACTTTAGAGCCCTTGCAAGGGGTAGAGGAGTGTTACTATGGATGAGAAGATGATTGTGTCTGTAGAGTTTGGTGGAGAGTTCATTACTACGAAGGTGGACCCCGGCTCCACGGTGAATGCCCTCTTTTCGGATGGACACCTCCGTGGCATCAAGGCCGAGTCTGCTAGCGTTCGAGTGAATGGAACTCCGGCAAACACCGGTACGACGTTGAACCCCAATGACGAAGTAACCATTGTCGCCCAAGGTGGCAAACAGGCCGCCTAGAGTTAACCGTACTAGCTCTAGGTAAGGGCCGAGAACCCTGCCCATGGAACCCATGCTACGGTGGGACGATGAAGTGGGAACAGGGTTCTTCTTTGCCCTGATGGTGTACGTTGCACACCCGATTGCACGCGTCGGGAGGGCCGGGTTCAATTCCCGGACAGGGCTTTCGTAGTCTCGGGGGAGACGTTGGGGGGATGGGAACTTATGTTCCCTCCCTCCTCTTTCCCAGTCTTTAGGGGGGTGTGGTTATGACTGTAAGGGATATGATAAAAGAACTCCAAAAGTATGATCCAGAACTTCCCGTTAAAATTACTAGGAAGGAGGAATGGAATTCTGAGTCTAGTTGGTGGAGCACTGAAGAAGAAAAGAACCCCGTGTTGTTTGATTTTGGAAGTAGGGTAATGATCGATGTAGAAGGAGGTTAGATGGGACCTGTGGGCATGTTCAGGGCGAAGATATACACGCCCGGTGGGTACACTAAAGAGTACCTGTGCGGCGCCGCTATCGCCGACGGAGGAGGGCGAGAAGGGTTAGGACTTTATCTAGTCTTCCCGAGTGGTGAGTCTATGAGGATTAATAAGAAGTCCGTCATTGTAGATACTGATCGCAAAGTGGTGGTATATAGCCCACGACGACTAGGTAGATTTAACGAATACATTGGGGAAAGTCAGTTCTTCACTAAGAAAGATAAAGATTGGCTTAGAAAGAACCCTCACTGGCCCAACCTTTTAGAACTGGAGGAGAACTACTATGGTAGCGAAGATGAAGGTAGTACCGGGTAATATTCCGAGTGATCGGGACTCCCTATCGATCAAGAATCACGGAGAAGCATGGGTGTTTGTTGGGTGTGGTGGAACATTCTGGACCTCGACTCCTTTTCTGAGTCAACTCGTGAACCGTCGAGTTCCTTCGTGCATCAAGTTCATCGACCCGGACTGGATTGAACCCAAAAACCTCTCTCGGCAATGGTGCCCAGAAGCTCAACACCTTGCCTACCACGGAATCCGTGAGGGTGATTTGATGGCATACAAGGCGATATTAGCCTTGAATCGAGTGGCAGGACGCAACTACAACATGAACCATGGAGAGGCCCTAACACTATTCCACTCTGAGTTCTTTGATGCTGAGGCCCATCTATTCGGCATTGTTGAGAACACTCTGCATTTGGTGGTAAACGTGGACTGTGACCATGCCCGTCTGGCCTGTGTTAAGGCTGCTCAGGAGTACGAGGATGGACGGGTTATTGTGTATATGACGGGCTGTGATGAGGAGTTTGGCCAAGTATACTACGGAATTTGGGAGGATGGAGACCCAGTTCATAACTTCTTACCGTTGCATACCGATATTGGCAATGGTCGAGAGGCTCCTGAACGTCCAAAGTGTGGAGAACAAACTGTACTTAGTAATCAGATTACGGGCACTTTGCTCGCTCGGGCTATCGAACATGTTCTGAAACGGCATATTTTGGAGGGTAATTATGATGAGTTTCTGGAGTTTTATTGGGCGATGGATGAAGAAAAGGGGCTTAGGACATGGCAATCGGTCGTCAAGCCTCTCAGACAGGTCAGCGAAATCACAGAAGAAGACATCAATACCGACGAGCCAGTCGCCGTTGGGGGGGAGGAAGACATTGACTACGAAGACTAAAAATAAACCACTTCTCAGTATAGAGGAATGGGAACCTCTGGCTACAGTAGGTGAGTTACCGGGGTTTGGAGAAACTTTCATTGGTAAGGACGGTCGGTCTTATCGTCGGACACAGGGACTCCTCCAGATTGTGTGTCCTATCACCCCTGACCAGAGAATGAAACCCGAATTAGTGTACTGTGGGTACGATGAGTCCAAGCTCCCTCCTTGGGGAGAGTTGAAGTACCTATTTAAAAATTTCCTTTCTAAGTACGACCGAGAGGTTATGTACATCATAGGAGAGAAACGGGACAAATCCGGGTATGTCTACGTCGTTCCGGATCAAGAGGGCACTCCCGGCTCCATCGACTGGAAAGATCCAATAGCAATGGACAAGATGGTTAAAGTGGCCCGGTGGATTGGAACGGTTCATGTACACCCAGGTAACTCTGCTAGCCCATCCTCCGTGGACCTTGAGTCATGGGAAGAACGGGAACAGTCCGGACTGCACTTGATTTTCGGACGTAACGGAGACTGGACCCTGCATGGATCATCCTATGGACACGTAGTCCGTCTGGATGAGGGTAAGATGCCAAAGACCAGTAGCGTCAGGGTTCCACTGGAAACCTATGGGCGAGAATTGGCCAGCCTTTTGCGTGAACCCAAGCCAGTACATATCGACTTCTACGGGCACGGTAAAGGCAGGACCAATAGAGGTGGTAAGAAATACAAGATTACCGACCGTCGCGGTTCAGGGGCCATCATTGATATCAACGAGCCTCATTGGTGGGAAAAGAATTGGGGCAATGAGAGTGATATGGACTTCTTTGAGCGTATGCTCAGAGATACACCGTCTGCTTGTGTCTCCAACGAGGAACTTAGTGCTATGGTATGTGTCCAGTATAACGGCCTAAATTACATTATGTCTCACGAAGACTGGGCTAGAGAGGTTAAGATCTTCAATAATTCGGGAGTACTAATCCCTGAATCGCTGACAGTTCGACCTTTTGCACTCTCCAAGAAAGGAGGTTAAGTAATGCCTAGCACTAGGATGGTCCCACTAAATACTACACCTGTCGAGTATGGGACGGAAACGATAGAGATGGGTAGGGCCATGAAGTCTCCTCTTCAGCGTAACATCAGTAAGAATATGACGGGTAATGTATCCGCCATACCGAACGGGAGGTATAAGGAATTCCTATGGTGTAGCTCCCCAGCTTGGTTCAGAGGAAGGGATAACTACACGTTCGATAGTAAAGGTCGTTTAGAGTTCGTGACAGAATTTAACACCCTACGGGGAGACCATACTTGTCTTGTAGATGAGACACCAAGTAATGTAAACTGGTCTATGGGCTTTGCCCTAGTAGCAGTAGATATATGGGAGGAACATGCCGAGAACCTGAATAACTGGAAAGAAAAGGTCAATAGTCTGAAACTGTCTCAATGGTCACTAAAGATGGGCTATGGCTTAGGAGGTATAAACAACTGGACCGTATTCGTTTCAGCCCTCATGAAGAAGTATGCAGAGTCCGAAGAATTGAGGAATGAGATTGGAGACATACAGTCTTTCTTAAGGTTCTTACAAAGTCATGCTGGGACACCTCACCCAGATCATCATTGGCCGTCCAACTACAGGAAAGTTACTGAAGACATACTTATTGAGCTGTATCCTGATTGTTTTGGTAGGCCTCCGTCACAGGCCTCTGAACACAGTAGCTTCTTCCATACCTTAAAATCCATGGGCAAGATTACTGGCCTTACAGTTCCGGTCCTTGAGAGTATTGATCGCTATCTGCATACGTACCCAAAACAGATTGTAGATAGGATAGTCGAAACCGCTAAAGCTGGGCACGTACCTATCATGCCCCAATGGGCTGGGTGGCACAAGGATGTGTGGAACGGTCCTTTAACTGACCCATGTACAGGTGTTTTGACAAAATCTCCTGATGGGAATTTTTATTCCCTTGCGGAGAGTAAGATTCTTAGTGGGACAGCAGCTAGTTTCTGTACTCATATCCCTTCAGGGGCCAGTACCCTAAAATTCCAGCCTAGCCAACAATGGTATGATCTGTATCACACTGCTGTTGATAGACTACTGACTTTCGACTCAGAGATGGACTCTAACCCTAGAAACGAGATCGACTTGTCCTTAATGTGTGCTCGTATGGTTCCTATTGTCGCCATAGAGCCTTACAATAAGTTCAAGATGATACGGATCAATAAACTAACTAAACAGGAAGTCTCCTATGACGAAATTATCTATGTCATAGGAACTGAGCTTATGGAGACTGATGATGGATGAGATGAAGGGTAAACGCTGTCTTGGTGATGATGGAGTTAGTAGGATCCCCCTTGTTGCGGCAGTTGACCGGCAAGGAGGACCTGTCCCCCTCGACGGGGATGGAGCCATAGTCCTGAATCATCTGGTCCAGGCAGTTACTATGCTTACCCACTTTATGGTGAGTGAACAGAAGACACAAGTATGGAAAGACGCTATTGGATACCTTATTGGAAACGCATTTGCAAACGACCCTCACTCACTGTGTCCTCTAATGGAAATACTGTCGAGGGCACACGAGCTTGTGTCGGGTGGACAGGTTGCTATAGAGGACGGAAAGTTCGAGTTCGTTCCACCTCCAATTGACCAGTTTTGCGGGATGGAGGATTGTGAGGAGGACGGTAAATTCGATATTGAAATAGATCCCGCCCTATATGGAAAGGAAGGACTTTTAGATGATGGAGAAGAGCAAGATCACGAAGACGATAGAGGTAATGGGATGGATCATCACACTGGACCATGACAGGTATACGGAGTTTGCTTCTGCACTTGTAGAGGAGTTCCCGTCCAGCGGTGTAAGTTTCCGCTACAAGAATGGCGAGCGACTATTGACTATACCCATCAACATCTTTGGCAGTCATCAGATATGTCGGGAGACCGTACAGGACAAGATTCTCAACATTATTGGGGATCTCAAGACGGGTGGGATCGTTCATTGTGTAGGCGTCATTACTCACGTGGATCTTATTGACGATCCTCGTAAATTGGTTGAGTTGGATGAGGCTACCGAATCTCGTAAGTCCGAAGTCAAATCGGCAGTAAATAGAGTCAAGAAGAAGGCTGTTAACAAGCCTAAGCGTACCCAGATGAGCCTGAAGAATACTGATGGAGAGGTTTAAGTAGTCCCCCTCCAGGGAGGGGGTGGTCGAAGCCCCACAACTGCCCCCTCCCCACCCCCTCATGGAGTACGCCATGATATCTGTTGGTTTGTTGGCTTCAATAGCGTGGTTGATAGCACTAGAATTGATGCTGCCTATGGAGAACGATTATGAATCGAATGAGAAAATCAATACTGAAGGAGATGGACGAGGTTCTAACCTTGATTCTGGAAGACAAGAGCCTGATGAATACATGCAAGAGTCCAGAGGAACTGATTTCAGAGGTTCACCGGAGAATGACTCTGAAGGTAGGTCAGTCCCTATCAGACATGCCGGGAGTAGACGAGAAACTGACTTCGATGAGGGATAAAAACCTTTTCAACCTATTTGAAGGTCGAGATTCCAACTCAGACTTTAATCAGGTGGGGGGCGGAGGAACGTCAAAGTCGGTAGATTCACTAAAACCCCTCATTTTCAAGATAACCGGGAGTTCTATCGACAAGCCTAGACTTCTACCTAATATACAGACAATAGCCAATACAGGCAGAGGCCCAAAGTGGATGTATGTGAAGAATGCAGACATATTACATAATGCACTGTCCTATTGTCTCAATGCGCATAATCCTAGAGAATCGCTCAATAAAGCAATATACCAGACTGCCCAGCTTGCGGGGGAAGCTAATATCCCTCTTACTAAAGGAGATTGGCCTTGTGGTATGAATGATGTTACACTGTCACATATTATACCCGGCATCTCTACTCCGATCCCAAGACCTTTGACATACCACTCAGGATTTACCCTGAGTATTCTTACTAACTCTCGACTAGCTACGGGAGTTGTAGAGATGAGAGGATGGGACAACTAAAGCCGTGGTGATACTCATGCTAGCATTACAGGCTGGGTGCGCCATCGAAAGCCTCTTTAGGCAAGAGTATTGGAAGTCACTGTATTGGTGTGGAGCTATGATCCTCACCTTTGCAGTCCTCAAGATGAAAGGCTAGGGAACAGACGCTATCTTGAGTCCAAGACCAATTTCAATTTACGGTCTGAATAAGTACGAAGACAGGCCCAGACCGGGGTTATCGGGTCTTGGGGTTATCGGACGGACCCATAACTCGGAAAAAAACTTAGGGAAAAACTTTCATTCGGTCGGGTTGAAATGTATGCTTTTGACGGTCGAACGAAACAACGCCATGTTGGCTGTTGCGGGGTTTCGACCGGTTACTTGTAAGGGGAATTGATATGCAGAATGTCAAGACGAAACGAAACGGCAGTACCTTGACGATCACTGTCGATCTCGGCAAGACTCTGAAGCCTGCCGGTACCGAAGCCAGTAACGGCAAGGTCCGAAAAAACGATCTTGTAGCGACAACTGGGGGATTTGCTTACATGGAAGATGGTATCGGACTATCGCTGAATATCGTACGTCCGCCTGCCGAGAATTCGGGTGCGTAGGTAATCACGATTTGAATCTTAGGGGGAGTTTAAACTCCCCCTTTTTGGGGGACTATTATGCTGTACATATCCGACCTTAATGGGGCCGTTTGCGACTTGTTGACCAACCTTGGGCAAACCGATCCGCCCGAACTAACTACTGACGTTGAGCCGGATTCGAGCTATCTGTCGGACGATGATATTAGAGCATTGTGCGACAATTCCGACGACTATATATAGAGGGGATTATCCGATGAGAGTTAAATTCGGGGAACTACGCCCGGGAAGTATCTGTTTTCATGGTTCGGGAATATTTGTGCGTCTCAACCCTAATGGAAATAAGTGTCAGTACAACTCGGCAGACTTGGTTTCTATGATGCCTTCAATAATGCCCGAAGATGAACCGGTAGACTATTTTGGTATTAGAATGCTGGGGAACTCATTCGATCTAACTCAAGGGAGGGACAGGAGTTAGAGGCCCCCTTTAGGGGATTGAAGTAGGACTTGAATAGGGGTGATCGGACCTGTTTCCCGCCTAACGTCCGATAATCCACCGTCCGATAACCTAACGTCCGATAACATTACGTCCGATAACCCAAAGTCCGATAACGTTTGATCCGAAAACCCGAGGGGCGGGGTCACGTCCGATAACCGACCCCCCATCGGCCCCCAGTTATCGGCCCCCGTTGATGTAATGGACACAGGCGTTTCAAAAATGCTCTAACCCCAATTTCCATTCATGGGGGTAACCTACTTTCGGGTTGACATTCCCCGTTTCGTAGCCTATAATTAGGCAGAACATTAACTCTATAGAGGAGACCGAAAATGACAACTTTGATGACAGCCCTCGGCAGCCTGGGCTCAGTTTTGGGCCAACTTTTGACGGCCCTCCTACTGTTGCTGGGAGTAGCCGGATGTACCATCACTTCGACTTCCCGAACTTCCGGGGCTGCTAAGTGGGAGGTTTACGCGGGCGTCCGTTCGGAGCAAGTCTCGGAGGAGCCTTCAGAAGCCAGCCAAGAAGTATCAGCCCTCCCGGACCCGGCGGTCCTGGACTTGATTGGTGGATCAAACTCCTCTGGCCAGGACAACTAGACTGTCGATTGCACCTCCGAAAGGATGATGATGTTAAAACACCCCCTAGCCCCTCTCCTTCTCCTCGCTCTGCTGACCACAGCGTGTGTGAACCCCCAAAAGGGAACCCCGTTGGCGACTGCGGATGCGAAAGTGGACGCTAAGGTGGATACGGAGTTAGATACTGAACTTAACTCCGATGTAGGGGTGACGGGTGTAGACCTCAGTAACTCCTTCGACGGCAAAGCCGTCTCAGGCACGGGTACTGGGGACGTTAAGGAATCAGAAGTAGAGCAGAGTTCGGGGGGCCTAATCGGCTCCCTGAACATCGGTTCCGACCTTATCGCCTTGATGGCTCTAGGGGTTGCGGGTGGGTCCTATCCTGTAAGCAGGTTCATACGTAGAAGGTTTATGGGCGGGAAACAGAATGAGAACAGTAACGGTAACGGTAACGGTGACGGTAATGGTTCTGTGCATCCTGCTGGTGTTTCTATCGTCCTGCACATTACGGGCACAAATTACGGGCACAAATCAACGTTGTCCACACGGATGCAGGACTATCTGCGGAAGACAAGAAGGGACTAAGGAGGCCTATAGATGGCACAGGGAAGTTTCACCCCGGAAATGATCGAACTGTTCCGACGAAGCCGAGAGCAAAGAGGCAGGGGCGGGACCAACCGATCCAATAGAGACCAACCTCGAACTCTGTCGGAAGACAGTATGCAGGACACCATTAACCGTAGAGTCCAACGACAACCGGAAGGTTCCATTCCTCAACCGTTGGGCCCATTGGTGACGAAGACTGAAGCTAACATCAACACGAACTTGACTCGGAACACCCCTTCGATAAACCCGTTCCGAGGACCAACCCTCCTCGCTAGGAATGGACGGTTCGTTTAACCATAGGGGGGGAGGAATGAAAGGAGACCAAGATGGCACTAGGAGAGATCGGTGGACTAGTAGGAGCAGGGACGGGAGGAGCTCTCGGGTTTATAGAGGCAAGGTCTGCCCGGAAGTCCCGGGAAGCAGAAGAAAAACGGAAACGGAAGGAAAGAAAGCGGGCCAACATCGGTCGAGCCCTGAAGGGGTTCGGCGAACTGGAGCAGAGGAAAGCTCAGGGACTAGCCTCTCTAGCTCAGGCAGCCAGCGACTTCTCAGCCCGAGTAAGGTAGACGGGCCAAACCTTACAGACAACCTTCCGGAGAATCCAAAGTTGGCCCGAGTTAACATAACTATGATCGACCGTCAGACGGATAATGGACCGAGGGTGTTCCTCAGAGTCCTCATCCGTCCGCGTCCTAACTCAGATCCCCGTAAGAGAACTATTGCCCAGACAATAGCCTTAGAATTGGTTGAATACATCAGCCAACAATACGAGGATTCTATAGAGAGACCAGAAGACGGTGGTGGACAGGATGACCCATAATGCCCCGAAACAGTGACCTACAAAAGTTTGCGGAGTTCCAGAACACTCAAGGCAAGAGTAAACAGCCGGTAAAGAAGATTGCCAACCGGAGGAAGTCTGTCAAGAAGGTTATCCCTAAGCTGGACACCGGACCAGTTAAGCGAAAGGGATCGAAAAAGTCCCCGGCTGCAAAGGCTAATGCTGCCAGCAAGAAGAAAAAGACCACCGCCGAGAAGCTGACGGCAGCCGCTGCCTCCTTAGGTCCAACCGTCTCAGGACAGGGGGAATTTACTGCCGGTCTCCGGGGAGCTCTCGCGGGGGCTGCCTTAGGGGCCCAACTTGGCGAGGCATTTGAAACTCACAAGAAGACTTCCGAAAAAGCTAAGAAGAAAGCTAAGAAGAAAGCTAAGAAGAAAGCTAAGAAGAAGACTAAGAAAAAGGACCCTCGAACCATGAGTGAAGCTGCCCATACGGAATCCATGGAAACAGGAAAGGTGAAAGATGACTAACTCTAACTCTGATTCTAGTGACTACGGCTACAAGGGAAACCTACCGACCCCAGAACCGTTCAAAGAGTACGGTACGATGTTCAAGCTGATTCGGCCAAAGCTTAGGGCAGTCTACCACATCATAGCCCCGGACAAGGATTACAAGCCTGAGGTATCCTGTGTAGCCTGTAGAGCGGTATTCGACCTAGAAGACCTATTAGAGGGCGAACTCAACGAGTACCAATGCCCACGTTGTAAGAAGACTCAGTGGGAATACTGGAAAGACCGGCCCCACACCGAAGTGGAGAACGATTATGCCTAACAGCCCTAAAGAATTTGAACCTATAGATTTTACCGCTCGCATTGCCAGGCAACGTAGAAAGAATAGAGCCATTCTAAAGGGGCCTACCCGCTCCTCCGACCGGGAAGAACGGGCCCGTGCAGAGGCCAGTGAACGTGCTCTTGACAGAGTAGAGAAGCGACTCAGTAAGCAGAAGCGTAAAAAGAAGAAATCTGGTGGATCTAAAGATAGGGCTGCCGCACGTCGTGCCGTAGTAGAGAAGGCTACCGGTACAGACAAGATCATAAACCCTCTCCGGGCAATCGGGAAGAAGATGAAGGCCAATAAAAGAGAATGATTGACCTCTATTTAACCATGTGTAGAGGAGTAGAGTCAGAGGTTGCCCGATTCCCCCCAGAATTTCCCGGGACCATAGACTCTACTCCTCTACACTGGGTTAAAAAGAGGGCCGAAAAAATGTTCAAAAAATTTTGACTTCGGCGTTCGGGCGGCGTAGAATTTGGCGACGCGGAAAAACGTGATGTTTGTTACTTGCACCCAACTATCGCCGTGCGCCCGGAAGGTTCAAATTTTTTGAACTTTCTTGCGTTTTTTCGTATTTCAGTTACTTGGTGGCAATTATGGTTAAATATAACCTGTAAGGGTGGTAGAGAATTAGAGGAGTAGAGGGAATGAGTAGGAGAGCCAAGGTTCAGAAGTTTGTAGTTAGAGCTAGAAAGGGTCAGAAGTGTAGGTTTTGTGGTAAGCCTTTGAGGTGTAGAGGGTATCTAGGGCCCGGAGAGAAATTACTTTCCGAATTGGTTTACACCCCCGGTATGACTATCAGGACTATAAAGGAGGAGATAAGAAAGAGAGGGTGGTCTTGTAGGAAGTGCCTTGGCTCTACAGGTAGGACAGACCCTAAAGCTAGTGGGAATGAGATCCTCAAGGGAGCTACAGAGAGTCGCCCGGAATCGGTAGGGGAGAGGGCTCAGAGGATCTATAGGGAGCAGTTGGCGAAATTGGCCGAAATTCAGGGCTGCCCCGCGGCGGGAGAAGGGTGCAAGTAACAAACATCATGCAGCCGGATCGAATCAAAATTGGCGGCGGCCTCATACTAGTCAGCCTGGAAGGTCTGGCTAAGGACTGGGGTATTACGGTCAAGGCAGTAGAAAAGCTACTGGGGGCCTTAAAGATCCCTACAATAAAGATGCCTGACCATCCAGTAAGGTACATTAGTCTGTTTAGCTTGGAGAACGAACTGTTTACGTTGGCCCTTCCTGAAGCTCTGCGTAACCAGAAGGAGTTGGCCCGGCTGAACCTCGAACTGGCAGGCGTCCTTTATGGCACCCTGACCAAGGAAGTGATTAGGGAAAGAGTCAAGGGTTTGGCAAAGACCCTCAAACAGGGCTTGACTTCCTACGACAAGAAGACTAGAATAAAGAGGCGGTGATGGCCGATATTAAGAAATCAGAGAAGCATGAGATCATTGCCGGTGGGGAGGAGAACCTCGCCTCATTTTTCATGCCGGGAGAAATCGGTGGAGCATTCTCTACTAATGGTTGGACTGTCGATGAGATGGTTAAGACGCTGGTGGATATGGTTCGCAACGACGAGGTAGTCTACAAGGAGAAAGCGAATGGTACAGTCGACGCCACCCCAGAAGTCTCAGTCCGAGAAAAGCTCGCCGCGATTCAAATCCTTGATAAGAAAGCTAGAGAGGGTATGGTCCTCGGTGGACTCATACGTGAGGAGCGGTTGCGACTTACTCGTCAACTCGAAAACGGGACCACTGTCGAGTATGGCCAAGATGGTCTCCGAGTTATGGAAGAAGGGTCCGCACGTCTCCAAGACACCCTCAACCTCCTCGAAAGAGGTGAACAAGAACCAGAACTGATAGAGGTAGAAGCTAATGAATCAGAACGAGATAGATCAGTCCCTCCAACAGAACTCGGGGATGCAGATGTCCGAGGAGATGAGCGAAGTGGACGGGATGACCCCGGAAATGGCAGCAATGATGTCAGTACAACAGGCTCAGAACTACATGGCGGACAACATCAGTTACGCAGACCAGGTGCGGACGGGAACGGGCAGGATGACCAAGGCGGAACTGGCCAAACAGAAAGCGAAGGAGGCGGGGACCTTCCCGACAGCACCTCGGATGTCGGAATTCGAGAAGGAGGACCGGGTAGCCCAGTTGTCGGACAAGGTGGACAAACTGACCGAGGTGATGATGGCATTTGCGTCCGCCCAAGCGGGCCTTACGCCCCCGGCCAGCACGGAGTCTCCGGTCCAGACGGAGCCGGAAAATTCGGAGTCCCAGCCACACCCCGACGTGCCGATGATGCTGGGCCAGAACGAGGAGTCCACACTTCTGAATCAATCGCAGAACGAGTCGAACGAGTCACAAAACTCAACGAGTCGAGTCGCACTCGGACCAGCCCAAACGAACCAGAATCAGGAAGCCCTGAACGATGACGAGTCAATTATCTCCGAGTCCGACGACTACGATGATGAAGCCCTCACGCTTCAAGCCCTCCCACTCCCTAGTGGCGAGAATGTGGATGAACAGCCCGAGAATAACCCAAAAGCTGAGGCAGCGGTCGAACTTGCCGAGTCTGTCCATGGCTTCTTTAAGGTCAAAGACCCACTGCGGAGGTTCCGGAAGATCATTGCGTCCCTCCATAGGCACGTCGAGTACAACTCGTGGACTCCGGAAATGAGAGCAGAATTCGATGCCCGGTTCGCCAATCTACTGAATGACTCGGTATTCCTGATTAACCAGTGTCGGAAGATCGTTGACATGCAACACGGCCACGCAGTAGCAGCCCCTGGAGCGGCCTCCTTGATTGTTGCAGTAGCAGGCTTCATGGCCTTCGGATTGATTGGAACCTAAACTTAGGAGATACGAAATGGAACCTATGGTTACTGAAGAAATGACTGCCCCGACGGGTAGTACAGTGAATGAGAATTTGGTTCAAGCATTTTTGGTTGACGCCTTGAAAGAAATACTGCCAGAAGTTCAACGGCAGGTCAACACTCGTCGAGGTATTGATCTCTTTCTCGGGAGAGTTCATGTGGGGACTGGAGGGAGGTTTAGTTCTGAACTTACAGACCCTCAAGTTATTGACTTCTACATTGGAGAAGACAGGTTCCGGGTTATCCCCACTCCTGAACTTCCTGAAGGTGAGTTCTTGGTGTCGTAGATGGCTGTAGTTTTCCCACGGAAGAATAACCCCTTCTGGCCGCTGCCAGCCGACTACCCTCGCCTGACGAAGGAAGGGCAGAAGAAGGCACGAGTCAACGCTTGCCGTGTAGGTGGGCGACCTGACTTGGACGTGGCCAGATGGGCATTCTTCCGGGAAACCTACTTGATTCCCTCGGGGTATCAGTGGTACAAGAACGGGTACACTCCAAGTCCGGTTAGCCATTACCAGTGGCTCCACGACTGGAGTAAGTACCCGATGCTTGTTCACGCCGCCCCCCGTGGAACTGCTAAGACCACCATCAACATGGAGGACATCCTTAGTCAGATCGTCTCCAAAACCTACTGGGAGTGCGCCCTCTTTCTGAGCACCCGAAATTTCGCGGTAGATCGTCTGGGGCGTCTGATGGACCAGGTGGAGAACAACCCCCTGATCGTGGATGACTTCGGAAAACTGAAGCCCCCCCGAGGGACGGGAATCTGGAATCGCGGTTCCTGCATGGAGTTGACAAATGGATGTAGAGTTACTGCTATACCTATCACTGGTGCATCACTTGGAACTCGCCCATCTGGCCTCGTGGTGTTCGATGACGTGGAAAAGTCTGATGATCTGGTTCAAACTCCGAGTGATTTGAGGGAAAACTTTGAAGCCTTCTTCTTTAACGCCATCTATCCCATGTCCCGATCGCCCGGAGGCACTATACCTATGCGTATCATCGGGACTTTATACCATAGACGTATGTTCATCTACTGGCTATACACCACAAAAGATAAGCGAGTCCGTGACTTCTGGAAACGAACCTTGATGAACATCAAGGACATGGACTGGGATGTCATGGGCGAGCAATGGCAGCAGGACATGAAGCAGCAGATGGGGGCAGCGGCCTTCTCTGCACAGTACATGAATGCTCCGACGACGGATGCAGAACGAATCTTGGATGTTCACCCGGAATTGAACACCTACTGGCTGGAGGACGTAGACCAAAACGCTACAGACGATCCTATCAACTCTCAGGCGTTGGTTGTCTCCCACCAACTCGGAGGGTACACAGGAGAAGGTGACAACAAGCGACCTATCCCGAGTAAGATCATCCGTAAATGGAGCGACGTACTGGGAGGGATGAGACGGTTCATCACTGTCGATACGGCCCGAACCACTACCGACACAAGCGACTATTCGGTTGTGCATTGTCTCGGATTCGAGAACACTCACGACCATCGTGACACACTCTACTCCCTTGATATCTGGATGGGACGAGTCCGCTATGAAGAATTGGTTCGACGCCTTTATCAAATGGCGATTAAGTGGCAAGTCCCTCTCATCGGGGTTGAGGCATACCCGGTGTTTAGCGAATTCTATGAACGGGTCAAAGATCAGTTGCCCAGTATGTTCGGAGGCGGACGGGGAGTTGCCCCTAGAGTTATTCCCCTCAAGTTCCCTCCTCACGTTGAAAAGGTGGATAAGTTCCTGGGGATGGAATGGCGATTCAGTCAGTTCCGAGTTAAGTACCCACTCCACCTAAAAGACACTTTGGCTGGCTACCGGAGACTATGGTACGAAACCGAAAACTTTACTGAAGATATGGCACTCCTCGATCATGACGACTGCCTCGACACTCTTGCTATGCACCAGTGTATTGGCAAACAGTCAAGGTCGAAGGCACCTGATGTCTATAAGCCCGCCAATCTGGTAGAGAAACTCGACAACGGGGAAGCCGAGTACTGCGGAATCCCCTGTATGTCAGGAATAAACGCGAGTGACATCCCCCCGGATGTACTTGACCGGCTCCTCAACGAACGGCGTGAGGCAGCCCACGAAGAATACGGACTAGACGACGACTATTTGGGCAACCCTTTCGAGTGCCTATAAGGAGCGAGGAATGTTCAGTTGGAAGAAGAAGTTTCTGGAGAGCCAGAAGACCTTGGGCGATCTGTGTCTCAGTAATTCCCGAGAATTGGGTGACCTTCATCGTGAGATCATCAGATTGAATGAGGAGATCAAGAGCCTAAAAGAGCAGAACTATATGATGGTCAGCAAGATGTCCGACAAGGTGATTGAGATGGCTATGGTGGATCGGGGACGATCTAGGGATGCTGTAGCCGTTCGAGCACAGGAGAGAATGGACTCTACTCCTCTACATGGTGAACAAGATGGCGGATGGACGGAAGACGGCGAAGAAGAATGGCCCCCAAAGGGACACATTGAAGTCAGGATGCCCTAATGAGTAGAATGAATCTCCCCAAGAAAGAGGCTGATCTGGTGGAAGCACTGGATGCGGAGTCGATTGCCAGCGAGCAAGAGGCCAACATTCATCTGACCAGTCATAAGATTATTGACGCTTACCTGTCGGGCGTTCGCCGCTTCAAAATTTTGGACCGATGGTCCGGTAATATGACCCTTGCTTTCGAGAATTCCAAGGGTGAACTGGACATGAGGTATGAGGAGATTGTGAGGGTCTACCTGTCTGAGGTAGGCCGCTACATGAAGATGGACATTAGCCCGATAGCCTCCAAGAAGGGGGAGTCGTTGGGGGCTCTGCGTAAGGCAGCTATCGCGAATGCAGCCCTTGGGAGTCTCAGCAACAAGTTACCACAAACCAAGCTGAAGCGGAGGGCCATCATTCCCTTCCTGAAGTATGGGACTGTGGGTATCAGCCATGTCGAGACTGGCGAGGAGCTTAACCCCGACATGGTAGAGATCATCCACCCTCGTCAGTTGAGGGGTTACCCGGCATGGGTAGACGGTTCGGAGAATCTGACAGCCATCGGACGAAAAAGGTGGGTGCCTCTCGACTGGTTGCAAACGATGATGAAGACTGTCTACGACAAGAAGTTCAAAATTACCAACCCGATGGAACGCTTTCGAGCACAGGACGTATCATGGGGGGGATTGCCTCCAGATAAGTCCATGAACAATCATGCAGGTCAAGCCGCTACTACTAGTGTGCAGAGGGCCAGACGCAGTGATATGATCGGTACGAACCTCAGTCCAGACCAACGGTTTAAGGAGGGAGGCGACATCCGCAAGAAGGACGGTCGCTTCTATGTGCCGCTGGAGGAAATTTACGTTTACGACGACACCCAAGAGTTCCTAGCCCGCTACATCATAAAGGCCGGAGAGACCATCTTATGGGACGAAGACTTTGAGGAGCAGGGCATACAAGTTCTGTGCCCGCTCCACATAGCAAGACACACGGACGTTGGGAAGATGTTTGCCCGAGGCTTCGTCGCCCCGTTGATTCCTCTCAACGACCAGATCGAGAAGATGATGTCGGCTCTGTTCAAGAATATCCAGGAGATGGATCAGTTCGGTACTTTGTTCCTGACTGGTGGTATGGGTGTGGATATTAAGAAGTGGAAGACAGGGCCCAGACCGAAGGTGGAAATCTATGAGCCAGACCCCCTCGACCCGAAAATTGCGCCACAGGTCCTACAACCAGCCAACAGCGGTACGGGTCCATCGAGGATTGCGGAGTTCGCTCAGGCTCAATTACAGAATCTTGCTGGGCAAGGTCCTATCTTCCAAGGGCAGACTTCTGGACGAGTTGACTCGGCTGCCGGGCTGGGCTTCTTATTCAACACGGGAAACATATCGCTTGGCTTACCTGTTAATGGCTTGGCTGACGCTTTCACTGGCGTATACGCACGTATGCTCCAGTCGGCAAAGGAGCGACTTGCTCCGGGTCAGACCATCGAGCTTGCGACGATTGACGACGCTATCGCTGGCGTGGTCATTGATCGTGAGACCGGGCTTCTCAGTCTCTCGGACAATCCGATCCCGAATGCTTGGGAAGTGGCAGTTGACATTAAAGACCGAACTCCAAAGGACCGTGATGTTCGCACGCAGGAACTAAAAGAACTTGTAGGTATGGGTCTTGTAGATCCTACAAGGTTTTGGATTACAGCCTTGGAAGAAAACCTTGAATTGCCAGGGGCCCCCAAGGAGTTGTGGGAGACATGGAGAAAGGTTACGTGGCAAATTATCATGCTGTTTAGGGACGGTAAGACTCCGGGGACCGCTGAGGTAGGAGAACATACTCAGAACCCGGACATCCACCTGATTGCGATTCAGCAGTTTATGAACAAGATTGAGTTCAGTCTTGCGTCCAAGGAAGTCCGAGAGGCTTTCGAGAATTGGAAGACTGACCTAGAGATTCTGGCAGGAAAGAACTTCCCAGCCGGACTTCCAGCCCCCGAGGTAGCTGCCCAAATGCAGGCAGCCGGAGGCCAGCAGAGACCGGGCAATCAATCGCTCGGTATACCCCCAGGAATTTCACCTGGGGGGCCATTATAGGAGTATATGATGAATGAGCGAGACTACCCAACGCAAGGGCGATTCGCAGCAGAGGAGGAGGATGCAGGTCTCAACAATGTGCCGATTGACCCGACTCCAGACGTACTGAAAGAGCCCGGCCACGTTGACCTGAACTCTAAGGTGACAGTCAAGATCAACGGACAGGAGATCGAGAAGACTGTTTCCGAGCTAGTAGTGGACGCCCAGAAGGGCCTCTCAGCACAGGAGAAGTTTGAGCAGGCAGCCGCCAAAGAGCGTGAATTAGAAGGTATCAGGGGTCGTGAGGCCGACATGGAGGCGGCTATTAAGCACGGGGACGTAGACGCATTCCGCAGACTAGGAGCCGCCTACGGAGTTCCTGGAAATGAAGTAGAGGCCATTGTCGACGATCTGGGCTTGGACCAGGAGGATGACGACGATTGGGACGATGGTGAGGGGGATGTTTTGGCCGAAATGCAGGCCGCTTTCCCCCAGAACCAGGGTCAGCGACCTCAAAAGATTGATTATAACTCATTGTCCCCCGACCTACAGAGGGTGATGAGGCTGGCAGAACGGCAAAGAATTTCAGATGCTGTAAAAGAAGCACTTGACAAAGACGAAGTTCTGTCCTATAATTTAAAGAGGATGTCCCCTGAGGCTCAGGGGGCAGTCCAGAAACTGGTGAATGAGAAGATTCAAGGGCGACTCGGAAGATACGGAGGCGACTTTGGAGACGGTAGCCAAATCCTCCCCGATATTACCGCCGAAGTGCGGGAAATTGTGGAGGCTCTGGGTACGACCGAACGCACACATGGCCGTGTAGGCTTAGGTGCTTCTCCAGGTGGCGGAAGTGGACTTGGCTACCCGATGAAGAAACCTGACCATGTTTCATCGAGCGAGAATAGTTTCGACCAGCATATCCTCGATACCCTCCAGTATAACGCGGGGAATGCAGAAGACGGTCGATAGTTTTTTTCAGCACAGGCAGATAGGGATTTTATTCGATGGCAACCATTAGTGATGCTATCCAACTTACTATTGAGCAGAAGATCGTCCCGACGATCCACGAGTCTCTCTGGGAGTTGGACCCTGTTTTCCCGATGATCCAGCGTTCTTCCATGAATGTGGTTAAGAATCGTGGTATTGGTCGTGGGTGGCAGGTACTCAAAACGTGGGTTACGGGTATTGCAGGCGGTGCGAAGTTTACGGACGCTCAGGGTGGTAACGTCATCTCTGGGCCCAACAACTTCAACGTCTACGATACTCCTCAAACCTTTCAATCGGTAGATGAGACTACGACTCCAGCCTTCGTTCAGTCGAACGTGTCGCTGATTGAGCACCGTGGTAACTTCTACCTTCCTCATACAATCATGCGTGCAGACCGTCTCAATGCCTCCATCGGTTCGGTCGTCGCACAAAACCTCAAGGGCGTTGGCGACTTGCTGGCACAGCAGGAAGCCACCTCGTTCTACAGTGTGTCCGCAACTACGGGTGAACTGGCGGACATCGGGGACACCTCCGCAAACGCCAGCAACAAGACTACACCGAGTGCAGATACGGCAGCTATGTTGTTCGACATTTCAGGCACAAATGCTAGTGGTCGAATCCATCGCTTCCGCCCTGGTATGTTGGTGGACATCTACGACTCTACGGGTGCAACGAAGCGTAACCAAGGCTTCTTCCTTGTAGTGGATAACGTAGACCCTCTCGCCAAGACAGTTACTATTCGTCGTGTAGACGGAGGAGAATTCCAAGTAACAACGACTCTTGGTGGTGGAGTTTCCTACGATGGCTCGGGCGGAGACAATGACATCGTTGTCATTAAGGATTCTCTGAATCAGACGCCGAAGGGCCTTGAATCTTTCATTGCTGACGGATCAACTGTTACGTCGTTCTTCGGAATCGACGTGCGTAACTACGGCCAGTACAAGAGCTACGTACCGTCCTCGATTGGGCAGGCTCTTACTGAAAATGTCCTGAACTCCAAGTTTGCCGCGTTCTTTGAGGCGTTTCCGGGTCGAAGGGTGGATACTGCTCTCACTACGATGGGTGTTCTCAATGGTTTCATTGACAACATCGACTCTGGAAATCAGGCAAGCTCGGACGCTGCATCTGGTCGTAACCGTTATGACCGGAATGGGCGACCCTTGACTGTTGAAGCTGGTTGGGATGCGTTCCGCTACCGCTTTGCCAGCCGTCCGGTTGATATGTTCACCTCCACTTACGTGAACCCCGGATATATGTACGCCGGTCGGATGCGTAACGGCGGTCTCACTCGCTATGTACCACCGCCCATTCCTGGTGCGAAGGTAGATAGTCGGTTCGGTACGGAAGTCGAGTTCATTGCTTCGTTGAGCGGACCTGGTGGTGTGATGGGCATCTTCAAACATGCACACTCTACCTCCGGTGCTACGACGGACTTTGTGGAAGCACCGTTCCTGCGGCAGTGGAACATCATGCCTGCACAGCCGAACTGGATGAAGCTTACTGGCATCACGGAAGTGATTGACTAGTAGGATAGCATAAACCTCCTCCTCCCAAAAGGGCCGAGTATCGGGTATACACTCGGTACTCGGTCCTTGATTGTTAGAGGAGGAACAACTAAGGGAGGAACAGTATGTCATTCACGATTATTCGCAACGACAAGCACGTTGTGAAGAAGACTATAGCCTCAAACTTCTTTAGCAGAGCACTCAAGTGTCGAGATATAATGACCTTCTTCCACTTGGAAACAGGACAGTGGATTCTAGGGTGCTGGCTCCACAAGAACAGTAAGGTAGTTGAAGAAATAGAGGACCTAGGCCCTCATATGGAGGCGATGAGTGACCCATCCTTTGTTAAGATGATCCGTCAAGGTTGGGGCGGGGTAGACTGGAAAGCTCTCAAACGTCGATACCTACATAGGGAAAAGGAGAAGATCACTAAGGAGGCAGAGGAAATCATACAGGACCAAGATCGCTGGGATTGGGCCAAGAAGAAGAACCCTAGGGTGCCTATACCTTACATGGTTGACTGTGGAAAGATGACATAATGGCTCAATATTTCGTACAACCCGGAGGCAACGACTCCAACGACGGACGTGATAATATCGGAGTAGGACTTTCCACAGCAACGTGGACAGAATCTACCCACACCCTTACACAAGCGGGGCATGGGCACTCTTTTGTTGCTGGAGATGTCATCTACCTCTCGGGAGGAACGGGAGTTACTACTGGACTCTATCAGGTCACAGGCGTAACATCCAATGATATTCTTCTTGCCGAGACTTCTTCTCTGCCGGGAGTTGGTAACGCTTCCGATGTTGCAGCCGGAGACCTCTCTACGGGGGACATCACTTCTTCGGATGGTCCTCGGGCGACTATTCAGGCAGCCAGTAACCTGTTGGCCGACAATACTCTTGACAGGGTGTGGATTCGTGGAGGAACGGACTATACAGAAATGGTGACGTTCGCTCACGAAGCTTCCAATGAGGCCGATAGGGTTGAGTACGTTGGTTACACATCAACCTTAGGTGACAACGGACGTTTCGTCGTGGATGGTGAGTCCAGTCGCGATCATGCCTTTGACAACTCCGATAGTGGGCCCAGTCACACGGCCTGGATTAACATGGAGGTTAAGAACTGTAACGCCCAGTGTGTGGACATTGGAGGCTTGGAAGCAGTATTCTTCAAGAATTGTTACTTCCACGACTCTGCGGGTGGTGTGTTCAGTGGTACGGACCATATTTCGGCTGACCGATGCGTTTTTGATACTCTAACTGGGGTTGGTATTGAAGGGGACCAAAACGTCGTAGTTACCAACTGCACCTTCGCCGACTGTACTGGTTCTCAGTGTATACGAGGAGAGCAAGTAACGGTTGTAGGTTGTTTGTTCTACGGAGGAAACAATAACCTGAAAGCCGTAGAGTTCTTCTTTGATGGCATCAGTCTAGTCTGTAACAACACTATAGTTGGGGTAGAGGGTAACGCCTCCGGAGCTATCTTTATGAGTGGTAGTGGTCAGGATAATTTGATAGCGTTCAACAATATCATCGTCGATTGGGATACAGCTTTCGAGCACGGCACTACGGACATGACGGGTAACTTAACCTACAGTATCTACAACAACCTTCTGTTCAGCAACGGCACAGACTACACCCAAATGCCTACGGGGGAGAATCATGTCACTAGTGATCCGTCCTTTGTGGACAGCGGTTCAGATGACTATAGCCTCCCATCTACATCTCCAGCAATCGGGGCAGGGGTCTCGGCGTTTGACAATTCAGACCTACCAGACGGTAGCTCGAATCAGAATATAGGAGCCCAGCAAAGTGCTGTCACAGGCGGGGGTGGTACTAGTGGACTTCTTAGTGGGACCATAATGTAATGGCTACTTCAGGAATCAATATTGTACAGACGACGGGGCAACTGATCTTACGGGCCTATCTCGTAGACAATGTAGGATCTATCGTCTCCACAGGAACCTGCGAACTTAGGTTGTATGAGCTTCAGGATGATGGCACTCTGCACTCCTACGATTTCAACGACGACACCTTTAAGTCTACTGCTCTTACAACAGAGACGGAGACGATGGTTCACCAACAAGGTAACAACGGAACCACTAACACGGGTATCTGGACCTTTGAGCAGGATGTACTTTCTGATTTCAACGAGGGGCAGGTCTACATTGCCCAGGTAGTAAACAGTAACGCTACTCCGACTGTACAGACTAGACAGTTCCAGTTTGGTGGTGCAGAGGGTGACCTTACCGTCACCAGCAACAGCAACCTTCAGGTGGACCTCAATCTGACTCAGACTCTGGAATCTAGTCCAACTACAGATACGGTAGGTGATGGTCTGAAGAACGCCCATCTCTACCTGCCGCCCCGTTACATTTTCACTACTACTGCAACCAGTGACTCCGACTCAACCAACGTGGTTATGGCGTCCACGGGCGGAACCGTAATTGATGACGAGTACAACAATTTATTGTGCGTTGTACAGGATGAGTCTGACTCCGGTCGACGACAGGCCCGGTTGGTCAGTGATTTTATTCAGTCCACCTCAACTCTGGTCCTATCGTCCGCACTAGACTTTACGCCAACTACCAGTGACCCTATAGAACTGTATGCGGTCTCAACTACAGATATCAGTTCGGAACTACTTAAACTGACTACGGGGTTCGGTGCAGCTAGCCCTAACAACCTAAAGGCCCATCTCAATGCCATGTCATCCTCCGCCGCTCCCTCCCCTTCCAGTGGCTTTGGCACCTATGATTCCACAACTGATAGTTTGGAAGCTCAGGGCTCCTGCCTCACCGACATCAAGGGTGCAGGTTTCTCGACTGGTTCTGATTCTCTGACGGTCCTAAGAGATACGATTGACAACCTCCTGGCTCCGGCGGTTGTCACAAGCTCCGCCCTTTCAGGAAGTGGTTTTCTGTCGGATTGCGTCTCCCTTATCCGCAAGGCAACAGATGAGCCCTCTACGCAACCTAAGTACACGGATGCGGACATCGTAGAGTACATCCACGCAGCCTTCGACACGGAGATCGCGGACATCAACATCATTACGGACAACGCCATCAAGGCCCGTATGGACATCAACGTGGTTGATGGTCAACAGTATTACTGCCTACCGCCCAACTGTGCCTCCGTCTACAAGTTGGCGAAGATAGTCACGGCCACTAACACTCCTCAGTGGGAAGTGTATCCGGGCTCTGAGTGGAACTTCAGTGGTCACGGCTTCTCTCTCGAAGGCAACAACATCCGACTCCTCCGAGACTGGAATGAGTCCTTGACGTTGCAGGTTACCTACGTGGTAAACGGAGAGACGGCTATTCACAAGGCTACCGCTGATGCGGCGACGGCCAGTACCATCACATTTCCATCCTCGGTGACTGACGGAACTTTGGACACCCGGAAGAATGCCTACGCCGGATACATCGTCCGAATTCTTGAATCAGACCAAGGCAGAGTCGAGGAGAGGATCATCACGGACTACAACAATGAGACTGGGGTGGCTACAATCAGTGAGAACTGGGATACTACGCCTACCGGAACTATTGTGTATGAGGTTCTGCCTCAGTACAGTAGACTACTTAAGCACGTAGTCTGCCTTCGTGTCAGCATGGACATTCTTGGTCAAGAGGGACTGGGCCAGAAGTTGCAAATTCAGGAGCGTATCTACGCTGCTAAGAAGTCGGCCCTTCGTCGATTCCTCAACAGCAAACAGGGTAGATTCCCTCACCACATGGAGGGAGACACGGCGGACAACTTGAACCGTGGTGGATTCTTTGGCGAGCTTAACTAGATGCGTTACCATGACAGACAAGTCAGGAACACCAACCGGAGAGTCCGGCCCAGGGAAGAATTCTCCCACCCTCCAGACTCCCAATCCGTCTTTAGCCAGAGGCCACCTTTCTCTGACCCTACAGACGACAAGAGTTACGAGGTCAGAGAGAACGACGAACTAGGAACAGCCTCCCTTCTTCCAGGTGTAGTTCCTGTAGACCTTAGCCGAGGTTCCAATCCCGACCTTATTCGTGAACTAGAAAATAGAATCCTGGAACTGGAAATTTTAGGAGGTGACCACGGAGGCCTAACCGGACTAGGAGATGATGATCACCTACAGTACCATACGGATGCTAGAGGGGACGCTCGTTACTATACGAAGTCGGAATACATTGACGAGTCTGACGGAGTTTCCGACGCAGGGAAACCTATTTCCCTCAATGATGTCGGAGAAGTCGACGCTACTATGATACCTTCGGGGGTGGGAGGTTCTGATTCCTTCGTAACATGGGACTGTACGACAGGAGGCTCAGGAACTTCTCCCGTGGCAGACAACGCAACTGACACTATACAACTGTTCAGTGGGACAGGGGTCACCGTTACTGGGGATAGTTCCTCCGACAGAGTTACGTGGGATATGGACATTGACGGTTTGACTTCCGAGTCCACCGTCGATACGGCCAACGACTTCGTAGCTATGTATGATGCTACGGCAGCAGCAATCCGAAAGGTTACTGTTTCCGATCTTACAGGAGGGGCAACCTCTGCACCCTTTACGGACAGCACTAGCATTGCCGAGGGCTCCGCCGATGCTACGAAGGAGGTTCGATTCGAGTGTGATACTAATGTCTCCCCGGGGAATGTACGAGTTATTACGGTGGCCGACCAAAACATTGATCTAACACCGAATTCGGGAGACTATGCCTCCTCTGCCAATACTCTTACGGCAGAGGAGGGCCTTACTGGAGGGGGTGATCTATCGGACAATAGATCGTTTGCCTTAGACTTTAGTGATCTGTCGACTACAGACACCTCCGCAGGGCCCTCTGATCTCTTGTCTATCCACGACGGAGCACAGAAGAAAATCACGTTTGCTAACGTAGAGGCGGCTCTTACTATTGCCAATATGTCGGACGCCTCAAGTTTTGCCCAAAACTCTTTCGAGACCGTTGATTGTCCATCCGGAACTGACCCAGTTGCAGGTTCTGCAACAGATACATTGACCCTAACATCGGCCAATTCAATACTGTCTATCACGGGGGACTCAGGTACCGACACTATAGATTTTGCTGTAGATGAAACGTCTATTGACCACGACCAACTAACCAATTTTGTTGGAAATGAACACATCGACCACTCCACAGTAGAAATAGCTACGGCGGCTGGTAGTGGTCTTACTGGGGGAGGGGATCTCACCACCACTAGAAATTTGTCTATGGACATCGACGGACTTACTACAGTCAGCATTGCTCCCGCAGACACTATACCGTTCCATCTATCGGGATCAGGTCCCAGGAAGACCTCGTTCTCTAGTTTAGAGGGTAACCTGACTATAGCCAACATGAATGACGCGGCAGACTTCGTGACTCTAACGGGGGTTCAGACACTCACGAACAAGACCCTGACTACCCCCACCATAGGTTCTTTTTCCAATGCCAACCATGACCATGAGAGTGTGGCTGGAGGCGGACAACTGGACCTGGGGGCAGCCGTAAATGGAACTTTGTCTATTGTTAACGGAGGAACGTCCAATACTACTGCCGCAGCGGCCTTTACTGCTCTATCCCCCTTGACAACTAAGGGGGATATACTGTCCTACACCACTTCTGACGATAGATTGGCCGTAGGTACTAACGATGGAATGAAGTTGGTGGTTGACTCGGGAGAGTCAGCAGGCATAAAATGGAAGGAGGACTATGTGTCTGGATTAGTGAAGATCCCTTACCCCAATACGGACCACGAGATTGAAATAGGGTACTTCCCTGAAGCAGTAGACATCATCGAGATGTTCGCCATCATTGACACTGGGACTTCAGTCACCTTCAGTCTGTTCGATAGGGCCAGAACCGCTCCTTTCAGTGGTGGTACAACGATGGAAACAGGAGTGACAGCCGATACTGGAGGAGACACTCACGACGCTACTGGATGGACCTCCAACTCGTTGGCGGCTAACGATATGATGGTTATGGACATTACGGCAGTTAGTGGGGAACCTACTGAGATGGTCGTAGTCTGGTATGGGTACAAGAGTTAATGTCTACACTTCGTGCATTTGGTGGTTGGAATAGCGGCTCAATCTACGAGGTCGACCCCAACAAGTGGATGAGCAACTCTAATGTTGTTTCTTCTGTAGACGCCCCTGCACCTTGGCTAAATGAATACGTACTGAATATGTCCGATAGTTCTGTAGGCCAGATAAGAGAGTGCAACATGAACCTGGACCCACTGGGGTCTGCTGACACCTTCCTGACTATGGGTTTTTGGGCTAGGTTCGAGAACCTCCCCGGCACAAATAGAAACTTCCTAAGATTCAAGGATGTCTCAAAACCTTCCAATATTCACTGCTACCTATCCCTTGATTCTTCCGGGAATGTAGGTCTTCATGATTCAGCAGGAGTTGAACAGGCAACAGCTAGCTCCGCCATATCGGCTGACACATGGTATTGGATGGAAATTGAAATTGAGTTCGATGACTCGTCGGGCAGCATGGAACTCTATATAGACCGTAGTTCCGTAGCTTCCGCGTCCGCCATCGACACAGTTACCAGTTCTTATAGAGGAGCGGCTCCTCACGTTATGTCTGTCCTTGCAGGAGCATCTTCTCAGAATTTCTACGTAGGAAGTTTCTATATCTACAGTGACACTACAGCCCTGCCGGATAGACTAAACAAGATCTGGGTCATACCTTACTTAGACGATGAGGCAGCGGACCCTGACTTTGGAGATCCGTTAGATGTAGGCGACGGAGCAGATCTTGCTGATATACCTCCCGACGGGTCTAACTTTGCCAAGTACCAACAGGCAGGTGACAGTGGCGTGTTTGAGACCTCTTACAACGGGGGTTCCTGGAAGTCTGGCCCAAAAAATGATTCTAGGGTCGGAACTATCGTAGGAGGAATGTGGTTTTATCAATACGAGTTCAACAGTGTGTTCGGTACACAGGCCCTAGATTTCCATTACGGAGCGGGGGATGGTTCAGACGGTACCTCTAGCCAAGTTCTCATTAGCTCCTCCTCCAGCCGTGCTGGAGTGGTTGTGGAAGAAGGTTCTAACGTCCCTACCAAATGGGAGTTCGGACAGTACGGGTTTGGAGTTTCCGGTAGTGCTTCCCCTATAGATATAGAGCTTGAGGAGGCACAATTCAATTTATTAGTTGTACCCCGTGACAACATTACATTGGGACGAGGACTCCCTAGTGGTGGCGGGGAGGATGTATTAGTGTGGACAGGAGGATAGTTAGTTATGTTGAATCTTACTGAACAAAATCGTGACGAAATCGTAAATCGTTTGGAGTCGATGCCTCTAAGATTCTCGGAAATCTTAATGCCTATCGTTCAACACCTCAGGGCTCTGCCTACAGTAACAGAGACTGAGGACCAAGTTGAGGAGTCTAAAAAGAAGACTACTAGTAGAGAGAAAAAGGACGATGCCGGAACGTAGAGACGATCATAGAGGCGTGTGGCAGTACCAAACTGGCTACCCAGGTGCCGACCTAAAAGCCAACCCTGTCGCCATCTCCATGCCCAAAATGGTTGAGTCAATTGGGGTAGATGGTAGATTCATTGGGTCTATCAGACCGTTCCCTGGAATGGCTGACGTTACAGTCCACGGAGTACCAACCCCCAGTGGATCTACCACAGTCACCAGCCTCAACAACATTATCTTCGCGAAGTATGCCTCCATCAAAAAAGGATTTACGGGGGAGACGTTGAAGGGAATCGTGTACATTGCCGACAACCCAGCGGCTGATAACCAAGCAGTGTACTTCGCTTACAGAGATAGCTCGGACGGTTCTACAGACGTAGTGATGCTGGAGGACTTTGAGTCTTGGACCGACTTCAAGATAGACACCCTCATCGACTACGACATTACCTCTTCAGATAAGTACATCTACCTGTGTGCCTCAGCAGACACGTCATCCACAGTCAGCCACTATGACGGGGAGCAGCCTCCCTACAACAAGGCTTACTTTTGGGACTTCCGAATCAACGGCTGGGATGACTTTGACAGTGGTTTCAAGGGTCGATTCGCGGGACTTATGCCTCAGCGTCTACTGGGGACTCCTCTTAACACTGTAGACGACGGGACTTATGGTAGGGATTCGTCTGCCGCACTGTCTAACGGTAGTCACGGATACACCGACTTTGTAATCCCCGAAGGCATCTACACCTACGCAGCCGAACTAGTTTCGAGAAAACATGGCCTCCGGTCCTATATCAGGTGGCACACGGCCCACCGTATAGGATCTTCTAGTGTTTCCATTCGTTGGGTAGTTAGTAGCGTTAAGTCTCCTAGAGCCGGTGGAGGTGCAACCAATCAAATTAAGGCTAACGTCTCAGAAAATTCAGCCCTCATCGACTGGGGCATTCCTCATGTAGATGGGATACGTCTATGGAGGTCTCCAGCTAACGATCGCGTTGAGCCCAATGCTGACAACTACGACGTGTATAGCCTCATGGGAGGGTTGTATCTAGTCTCTCCATATGAGGAAAAAGGTCAGATCGAGACTGGAAGTAGCGGGTTGACACTTGAGATAACCCACGGCAACGATGTTGGTAATACGGGGGCGGACATAGATACCGCCTTCATCAGCGACAGTGGCCTTCTCGAACAACTGAAGTACGACGTTTACCATGACGAAGTAGGTGCGATGCCTCGGTCCAAGAGGCTATTGGCCTATGACGGAACCTTGTTGGCCATCAGTGATATACGGGAACCTGATGCTCCTACCCAGAAGTGGAAGACGGGAGACCAAGCCCATGAGAGCATTCATTGGGGTAGCCTCTCAACTAGCGAAAAGGAGAACTTTCCGGCTTCCAATGTCTACAAGCCAGACGATCCCTCAGAGGTGTTCTACGCCCTGGAGCCAGTAGGAGATCATGCCTTCGCCATAAGCAACCAAGGAATTTACAAGGTGTCCCGTTCTGGTGGTACAATGGGCATCAATCGTATTCAGTATAGGCTCGGAGGAGTAAGTAGGTACGGTCAGACCTCCATTGGTAACACCTTGTTTGTCATCACCCCTTCAGGCCTCAAGCAGGTGAACGCTAACAACGGTCAAGTCAGCAGCGTCACTGCCTTTGATAGAATCATTCTGGACGATAGCGAATGGGCCTCCACTCTCACCGATATTCACTTGGAATACGACGCCCTCATTGGAGCCTTGATCATGCTGAACACCAGCACTAAAGAGGCTTACCTGTTGTGGGAATCTACGGGGGCAGTCACCAAGATAGAGGACATCCCCTGGTCATTCCTTGTTTCAGGTCCTGATGTGGAGACGGACGGTCCTCAGAGGGCGTACTTTATTACATCTACAGGAGCGGTCCATGTCATTGACGGCGCCCGGGCAATGGGCAAGAGGTCAATGTGTGGAACCTCTGGTTCGGAGACTGTCAATGGAACAGCAACTTCTGGCTCTGATGCAACCACTCTCGTTGATTCAACGGCAACTTTCCCGGCTAACTGCCCGGGCTTCAAGGTCCACATCCTTAGCGGTGATCGGGCGAATGAATCAGCAACGATTTCTACGAGGGACTCGGATACGCAACTCACGATCTCAGGACTTAGTGGCACGCTATCGGTGGGAGACCGCTACAGTATCTCGCCTGTTGTCACCCGTATTACGATGCCGCAAGTCGTTTCTCAAGGCGGGCAGGTAGATCACTTCGTACGGAAAACCGTTACCAGCATGAGTGCAGCCTTTAGTGACCTAGGAGGAGAAACAGGAGGCAGTGACCCCAATAACAAGTTCAACTTCGGAATGAAGAAGGGCACCTCCATTCTAGGTCGTAACGAGGTGGACATCAATGGCACGGCGGACGCCACGGCAACCCGTGTAAACTATGCTGGTCTCGAACTGTTTCCCTTCGTCGAATTCAAGGGGGGTAATATGGACTTCGAGCTAAAGTCCGTAATGGTTAAAGGTATTCTGGGGGTAAGCGAGGCTGAGAGCCGACAAACGTAGATTGACTTTTGCCCTTTAAGGGCCTATAATAGGTAGGTTAGGAATCGGAGATAGATCGTGGCAGCAAATCCAAACCCAGGCAGACCGTCCGGAGGGGGTTCCATCCGGGCGCAGAACGCAAACAACCGACCCTCGGGCCAACAAGGATCGTCTGATATTGGTGCAGGGTTCGCAACTGCCCTTAAAGACCCCCGTCTCCAAGAGGCCGCACAAAACCAAGACCGAGGCTTTTTCGGTAACCTCTTTAGGGGGGTAAATGATTTCTTTTCTAATATATTCGATCCAGGTAGTGATATAGACGAAGCTAGAAATAGACTTCCAGATGACCCCAACTTTCAGGAGAACATAGGTCCAACTAGAGAACAAACCATAGAGGAGCTTGAAAGGACTGAGGAGGCTCGATTTCAAGCGGCCCGAGAGGACCAGCAGAGGGCCGATCTGCTAGGTGAGACCATCCGTCAAGATACCGACGAAGCTGTGTCGGAAGTTGACGAGGAACGAGATCGACTCCTTCAGTCTCAGGAGGAGCTTAATCAAAGGATCGACGAGAATGAAGCTCGTATCGACCAGATTGGGGAGAATGTTGATAATCAATTTCAACAGGCCCAAGAACAGTTCCGTACAGCTAGTCAAGCAGCCCTCTCAAACGTTCGTGAAGACCGGGACGACGCACTCAAAGACGTGTACCGGGGACAGAATGCGGCAGCAGAAGCGGCGGTCGCTGGTGTTCATGGTCAAGTACGGTCAGCTATGGCCAGGATTGATAGCAACCAAAACTTGAGTCCGGCTCAGAAAGAACAGATGAAGGCTCAGGTTAGCATGAACGGGGCTCTAAATCTCAACGCAGCAGTTGGCCAGAATATGCTACAGTTTAACACCCTAGCAGCCAACACTGCCACACAGTTTGGGCAAATTCTAGGCGGTCTTGAGTCGGTAACCCTTCAAGGTGAGGCCGGATTGGGGCAGGCAAGAGCACAAGCAAGCTTAGAGGCCCAAACCGCAGCCGCTGAACTAGGAAACGAACTGGTGGGTATTCGTGCGAACGCGGATCAGGCATACTCAGCCCAACAGGGCAACCTTCTAATGCTTCGTACCCAGGCCCAGTTGACTGGTAACGAGTTAGCGGTCAACCTGTTACCTGCCCAAGCCTCCCCTTACATCGACTACAGTGGATCAGCCCTAACGAACTTAGACACTCTGAGTGGCCTCTTAACAAAACAGTTCAGTGGAGAATTAGGCGTCTCCGCACTAGATGTCCAGGCGATGGCTGCTAAAGCCGCAGCAGGAGACCCCATTTCCAACGTACTAGGAATTTTAGGTATAGGATTAGGAGGATAGTATGCCCCCTCAGCAAAGGCAACAACTTAGTCAAGTGTCCCTCGATGCCGGTCCACAGGGGGGTGGAGGAAATGCCGGTAACGCACTGATACAAAGCATCGCCCAACAGATGGCTCAGCAAACCCAGGAGTCCATCGCAGCCCTCCAGAAGTTGGCCATGCAGTCCCAGCAGAATGCGGCGGCTGAGCGTCAGTCGGCAGTGGCAGGATTGACGGAAACCCTCAACCAGTTTGCGGCAGGTCAGCAGCGTATCCAGCAGCAGGAGAACGCTAGGGAAGAACGGGCAGTTGATCGTCAGTTCCAAGAGGATACGATGAAGCTGAATCACGAGCTTGCACAAGAGATGCAGCGTGAGGCTACCCGTGTATCCCAGCAAATTAAGTCCCAGCGTGAGGCTACCAACCGATACCTAGATAAGTTCGAGTCCGACCGCCTGGAGGCAGAGGCTTCTATCAGTCAGGGCCGAGAGCAGTTGCAACAGTTGCAGGAGGCTGGCTACTTCGACCAGTTTGACGACGGCATCGACCGCTACCTGAAAATCCGCAACAGCCTGAATCATGCCGAGGCTATGGCTGATAACCACTTTAGTGATGACAACATAGCCCAAGCTATGGGTGCTCTCAACAAGACAACCAACGATATCATTCGGGGCCTTCCGGCGAACGATCTATCTCACCTACAGGTAGACCCTTTTCTAGTTCCTAACCCTGAACTCAAAAGGCCGGGACGCCCCACTCCAAATATGTCTTCAGAACAGTTGTTTGAGCATAAGCTGACCAATGGTTATCCTCCTCAGGGAGTATTCTTTGGGGAGAATGTCTACGATGACGAGGGGAACACTGAAACCGAAGTCCCTTTCATGGACGTAGACACTTTTCGGGAGGTTCTGTTCTACGATTCTATGTTAACTCAGATGACTGATGACCGTACCCGGAGACAGACTCTGGATATGATGAATCGTACAGTGGTTGAGGCTAACGATAAGTTAGGTCAAATGACGGGAATCTATAAGGACACCAATAAGGTTATGCTTAGCTCTGCTCCAGATGCGGTAGACAGGGGTTTAAGACAATTCACTATGGTGGCAGGTCAGGATCCGAGGGTTTTTCAGGACGTGCCTCGAAACCTCGTAGCCATGACGATTCAGAATATCTTTCCTAAGAATGGCGCAGAAGTGGCTCAGTTGGCCCTCGATATCTTCGACGGGAAGAAGAAGCTGGAGACCGCTCAAGATTTCTACGTGGCTATGGCCTTGGAGTCCGCTACCTTCAACATCGCACAGTTCATTGACGACGGCATCAACACCAAAGTATCCGCCGGTCCGGATGGTAAGACTCCCCAAGGCATGGCAACCGACATGGTTGACCAGCTTGTGGCTCAGGTCGGAGAGGAGAATGCTCTCCGGTCCCTAGGTCTATCCGACTCCTTGGATCTCAAGGAAGGTGGTACAGGCATCGTGCTAGCCTCGCAGGCCATGCAACGGCGTCTGGTGGCAGCCAAGGGATTCGCCGAGCGTATGTCCGAAGGGTTCCGTAGATCTTCAGCCTTAGTTGAATACAAGAAGCAACTGGGCAAGAACCTCCGGTTGGGAGACATCCTAACTATGCACAAGTTTATGACTGACCAGCAGGATGCCGAGGCTATGGAAGCCTTGTTGAATAGTGCGGTAGAGTCCGCTGAAGGGCTGAGCACCGAACAATTGAGCCAGATACAACAGACCCCAGAACTACGTCAGTCAGTGAACTTGATGGACGCTATGATTGCCACAGGAGAGCACATTGGTCCCAACGCCCTAAACTCAATCGCCAATATGGTCGTAGGGGGTGCTAACGAGAAAAACCTAATTAGCCCTAACTTCCCAGGATATAAGGAAGGCCGGAAACGAGGGATAGGCAACGGGACTATGACCGACCGAATGGGTAGATACGTACACCACGAACTACAAAAACAAGTAGCCAAAAGAAAGCAGGCTGAGAAGGAGGCAGAGCTTCAGAAGACTCGCGAAAAAGAAAAGACTGAGGGTGGGGTTATAGGTAGGGCTGCCGGAGACATCGGCAGAGGGGTCGAAAAGTTACCCGCCGAGACAGCCGGGGCAGCAGAGACGGCCCTCGATCTCACAGAGGAACTAGCTAAGTTCCTATACGGAGAGAAGAACCTAGACTTCCTCGCTGGCAGCCTCGTAGCTACCGGTGTAGAGGATGCTTCGAGGCGTAGGGGTCAGCAACCAAACGTATCAGGAGAGGGTATCCTCCCTGAAGGAAGGGAAGGTAATTAACTAATGGCACTACCTCTCGCAAGCATCGCAGCAACATTTGCTGGGTACATGGCTTTGGAGGGTATGCTGTCCTACATGGAAGCCCGAGCGGGTGACCCGGAAGCGGACACCGCAGCCCTCCTAGAAAAAATTGCCACGGAGAATCAACTACGTGCCCGAACCAGTTTGGCGGCTGAGCAACTGGGTGAGGAACGCATCCAGTCACAGTTTGCCGAGTTCAACCGGATTCCACAGCAGGCCCTAAGTTCAGCGGCCCTCGTCAGCAGCCCTCGGGAAGTCGGGCAACAGTTACGTCGGGGCCAGGAAGTTCAGGCTAGTCAGACAGAATTGCTGGAGATGGTCGCCTCAAAAATGGGCGTCTCCCCCCAGACACTCTCTAAGGCCAGCCACCCTGGACGAATGGGAGACATGACAGGACTTAAACGACGGGCAGGTATACAGTAATGGCAAAGAGACGACAACAGTTACCGGGGCCGTTTACCCCAACCCCCCGAAAGAGTACAGTAGCTCCGGAGGAAGTTGGAGTATCAAAGAAAAGGAATAAAAGCTCCAAAAGAAAGGGTAAAGGTAGGAAGGGAAAGAAGATTGTCAGCGAGGTAGTGGAGGAGGGTTCAGATAGTAAGCTGACCCGCCTCCTTAGGTTTGGACAGATTGGCGTAGGTACGTCCAATCCTCGTAAGGCACAGGAAGCATTTAACCTTCTGTTGGCTGAACTTCGAGATAAAGGCGTTCCTCTTGAAGCCATAGAAGCCATCGAGAAGAAGGGCGTAGACTTCCTACGTGACAGCAAAATAGCAACGTCCATCACTAAGCTAGCCGGACGAGAAAATACCAAAGTAATTCGGGAGACCCTTGGATTAGCTCGTGCAGCCACCAAAGGAATCGGAAAGAAAGAGATTGCCTCGCAGTTCGATGAGGTACTGAAACTTATGAAGGAGGTTGCAGGAGATGATCCACTTGCTAAGCGGGCCATCCAAGAGATCGCGGAACTCGGACCTGAAACCGTGGGCCGCTTGGGTGCGAATACCACTGTCGCAGCTATTGAGCGTAGGGGGGCTGACCCCGCCCTCACACAGCTATACAAGAGGTACGTCTCGAAAGCGAAGCCCAGTCCGGTTATCGGTGGTGCTATCACCGACGTTGTTAAAAAGGCGGAGGGAGGAGCACTTCCTAAGGTGGGTAGAGCGGCTGCGTCCAGCCTCGGGAAGGCTGGCTTGGCGGGTGTTGGCGGCAAGGGAGGTCTCATGCGGGCGTTGGCCAAAGTGGGCGGTAAATCTCCACTGGGCCTAGGAATCAGTGCGGCCATCCTAGGAGCTACGAGTATTCCTCGTGCTCTCCAAGCAACCGGGAGAGGAGAGCGGGCCCAGGCTATGGGTCGCCAAGGCTTCGCACAGCTTGGACCGGCCAGCAGCATGGAATTCCTGAAGTCAACCGTGGAGAAGCAGGAGGCTATCAGCCGACGACGAATGACAATGCAAGCCTTCGAGCCAGAGATGTTCCAGCAGGTTATCGGGGTTCTCAGCGGTGCGACAGATCGACCGTCCAGCCTGACCACCTCGGAACGACGCATCGGCAGCCCAGTAGGTGAGAACTTTGAAGGCCGGAAATCGGCCAAGCAAGTACAGTTTCTACTGGACCAACTTATGGGTCAGATGGGGAACCTAGGTGGCTAACCAGAATGAAGTAACCGAACTGCCACGGAGTGTGTCCCCTCTGGACAGGCCCGGACAGGCAGCACAACAGCTTGCACTGGGAGACCTTCCCGGTGCTTTCAGAGGGATGTTCCAGCCCGCCGAACTCACTCCAAAGGAGAGGGACGAGCTTCTCCAGAAGTGGGGACTGGCGTCCGGACCCTACGCGGGTGTCTTCCGGACACTCACCAACCCCCTACTGATTGCCAGTTTAGCCCTCAGCCACAAGTTTCCCGTGCCGTCAGCCGAGGGTCTCTTTAAGTTGTCCCGGAAGGTGGGGTCTCTGACCAGCCGCTTCCCCATACTAGGTAAGTTAGGTTCCATGCAGGGCCTGTTCCGTGGAACCAAGGTACCGGACATCCTCGGTAAGATCATCTTTGACGTAAACGATTTCCGCAGTCGTCACAACGCGGCCTACGGCGTAGCCCTAGAGAAGTACCGACAAGTCACAGGCAAGCTTCCGGGGAAGCGTGAACAGATCATGGTTAGCTCGTGGCTGGACGGACTCCACAAAGGTGTCCGTGGCTACGAAGGGAAGAACGGCCTCGTAAGAATCGGGAAGGGTGGGTCACAGGCTTCCCTACCCGGAGTGGGCGTCCTGATGCCGGACCTTGAGAAGAAGATGGGAGCTCCCTTGTTGACCCTGGCCAAGGACATCCGGGGAACTCTCAACGATCAGTTCACCGAGGTATTCGGGAGCCTGAAGGGGCGGAAGAAAATCCTAAAGGCCCTACGTAACCAGCGTAATGCAGGGTTCGGAGACGAGATCACTGACGCTATGGAAGCGTGGATCAAGGACCCACAGAAAATCGCGGACTACTTCCCTCGGAGAATCCTCCAGTCCGAGGAGGACTTCCGCAAGCTCATCAGCCTGTTAACCAAAGGGGGCAGTCGACGTTTCGCTAAGAACAGTAAGTTCAAAGCTGAGAGGTGGGCCACTCCCGAGGTCTACAAGCGACGGTTCCAGATGCTGCCGGACGAGGAAGACCTTGCCGTAGTCAGTGACCTTGTGGACCCAACCCAGAAGGCGAAGCTCGACGCCATCACTAAGGCCCGAATCCTCAGGGAGGCCGAAAATGCCAATGTCTCTACGACAGGAATGAGACGGCTATCTAAACTAAGTCTTGAGGATTTAACCAGTCGATACAGTGAGGCTTTACAGCCTAAGGATGCAGCTAAGGTGGCTGAAACTCTGGCGGGGGGCACCAACAAACGATACTCCCTAAAGCTCCTCCCGGTTCTGTCCTCCTACAGTCACACTTTAAGTGGGACTTTCGGGTGGACAGTTAAGGGCGGTGGTGAGAAGATGACCGGCATCCTAGACGAACTCAAGGTCCTGGGCCGGACTAACCCCGCTGCCCGAGCCCGTGCCGAGATGCTTGAGAACACCTATATCCCCATCGCCATGGGTCGCGGCACCTTCCGCTCGTCCCTCAAGGCTCAGATGTGGGAACACTCCATGCAGCAGTTGGCGGCTAAGGTCGACAGCCCTGCTATCAAGAAGATTCTCGGGCCTGCCCTCACTAAGAGGCTGGCCGATGGCATGAGTGCATCGAAGGGTGCCTTCAGCCTGATGAACCTACAACGTAAGGCAGCCGGGTACTTCTACCTGTCCACCCTCGGATTGAATCCGGGGTCTGCCCTGAAGAACACACTACAGCTTGTCCTCACCACCGGACCAACGGTGGGGTTGGGGTCTACAGTAGGAGGATTGGAACGTGCATTCAGAAAGTCACACAAGTATTTCGCTCTCCGTATGGGGCCCCGAAAACTCGGCCACGATGCGGCCCTCCGTTCGGCTTATCCAGATTTTGCTGAGGCGGGTCTTGTGGCCGCGCCTATCACGGATGAAGTGGTCCAAAACGCTTTGCAAAATGCCTACGAAATTGCCGCTCTCCCAACTGGTAAGCTCGCCAAAACCTCAGACAAGATACAGCGTGCAATGATGAGCATGTTCACGGCGTCCGAGACGACCGTGAGGCTGGCAACCTTTGAGGCTGGCATGATGCACGCCAACCGCAGTGGGTTGGTGGGCGACGCAGCCATCCGATTCAGTAAGAAGCTAGTTGAGCAAACTCAGTTCCTCACCGGCCCGCAGAACACTCCCTTCTTCTTGCTAGATAAGGGCCCCCTGGTTCGACAGCTTGCCCAGTTTCCCCTGCGTATGCTGGAGTTCGCGACCTCCACTGCATTCACTCTGGGTTCGGGAGAGATTGACCCAAGAACCGGCAAACCTAGGAACATCCTCGGCTACAATCCCGGTACGTTCGCACGAATGATTGCTGGTAGCGTAATTGCCAAGGAGTTATTGGAGTTCAGTGGGGTCGGCGGGGGAGACGCCTTGCTCGGGGGAGCACTCCCAACCTTCACTCCTCTCGGTAAGGTTGGGGCACCCCTCCCTATCATCCCTCCGGCTTTCCAGATCCTAGGTGCTGGTGCAGCGGGGTTGGCCAGCGGAGACTTCAGCGAACTGTTGAGGTCGTCCCCTCTTATGTTCCCAGGAGGTGTCGAAGGTTTCAAGGTCATGGGCTTGCTTCCTCCGGGCGTGCCGGGTTCCCAAATTGGGCAGAAGGCTGCCCAGTTTTTTGAACGTACCCACGCCGACTACACACAGCCCGCACCTGACGGACGCATAGCTGTCTACACAGGACAGGGCAAACTCAAGGGTTACTATACCCCGTGGGAACTGGTGAGGTATGGGTTGGGTGTTAAGGGTGGAGACCTACAGAAAGAGCAAGAACTGTTGCAACTACTTATTAGCCAGCGTGACCAGATTCGCGAAAGTCGTGTTCAGTATATGGATGCCCGATTCCGGAACAATCCTACCGAGGCTAATAGTGTCGCCGCCGGATTCAAGCAACGATTTGGATTCGACCTACCCGTATCAGAGCAGGACGTTAAAGCTATGCAGACCCGACGAACAGTCACCCGACTGGAACAGGTGGTCCGCACCCTACCCCCTGGAGAGGCGAGGGATCAGATGATTGAGTTGATAAATCTTGAGCTCGGCACGAGTGGCCAGTCGTTGTTGGGTGTTGACCCCGCACTACTGGGAGCACCTAAGCAAGACCGAGAGGCCAGCCGGGCCAATGCCGTCTCGGGGGCTGTCGGTAGGGCTGGATTCTCCGCACAAACCGACCTTGCCCCCGGAGGCTTGGACCAGATCAACCCTCAGACGATAGGGCGTCAGCAAGGAATAAACCAGAACCAACCCCCTTTCTAAGTTCAAGGACAAGTTGAGTAGCCTTATCCTTATACAAGATAGCAATCTCTCTCCACGGACGGTCCCCGTGATCCCTCTGAAACCCCCACGGAGTGGTGTCAATCCCGTGGAGTTTTTGAAGGAGTTCTGGGTAAAATCCCCGCTCCTTTAGACTGGACTGAGTTAGTCCCACTGCGAACCGGGCTTCCCACGTTAAGGCTGCCATATCAATTTCATGTACTGCTTTATCGGCCTCCTCTGATGGAAACTTTTTAGCGTCCAACTTAAGGGAACGGATGATTGCACACTGTAAGCCCCTCTCTATCTCTCTATAAGCTGAACTACCAATCCCACCACTCTCTATAGTTCCAAGGAGATTCTTTAAGGGACTGTTGAGATCATTACAGTAAGCCTCATGAGCATCATGGAGCAGAGCCCACAACTGAACGTCCACACCATAACCCATTAGCTTAGCCTGATGGGCACAGAACAGACAGTGCTGGGCCACACTGTAGAACACTTCGGTATGCCCGGTAAATCGACAGAGCTTTGCTAGGGCTCGACTGATGTCATATAGGCTGATGGTTTCTGGGAAAGGGGCAGACAGATCGACCATCCTACCCGACGCTGTATTAATTTTAAAAGAGTACTTTTTCATAGAATCACCAGAATGTCGTCAACGTCAATAACGAGAACGTCCTCCCCCTCTACAGTCACTAACGTAGAGGCATACATATTGAAAACAATACGATCATTTACCTTGACACACTCAACATCACCCCCGACTGACAACACTGTACCACTGTTCATGTCACGCTTTCCTGACTCGGGGATGATGATCCCTCCTTCAGTCTTATCGTCCTCCACGTCCCTCTTAACTATGATCTTCTCTTTGATCGTTTTCATTGTTGATCTCCTCAAATAGGTCCCACTCTAGGTAGGTGTCGTCCTCGAACTCTCGGTCAATAAACTCCATGTCGTCTGGTAAATCGGGAGCCAGTCCACATACACATTCGTCCACCTCCCGTCCACAGATGGAACAGGGGGGGTGTTTAGGGTTAAACGCCATCAAGACCCTCCATAAATCCGGTAGCCTCTATATCTTTGGCAACTTCAGGGTTCAGTCCGTATACACCATCCTGATGTTCCACTAATACGTCGATAACATGCCACTGCTTTAGTTGACGCCACATCGTCTCCCCCGCTCGACTATAATACATGATGTCACCCTTGGGCATACCTGCCAGTGACTCCCGAACCCCGCCTCTCCAGATTCCTTGGATGGCTCGTAGGTTTTCAGGCATCATAGTGTCCTGGCATATCCGTCTAACAAGACTATAATCGGATTCGTTCCATTCGGTTCTCCCATCAAACACGACGCGAGCATCTCCCCATGCCAAGATTTGATTGAGGAAGCGGAAAGGTCCTTCTCCTGTTGAGGCGTAGGTTCTATTGCTAACTGGAGACGTTCGTATGCTGGTAGCCAAGACGCTAAGTTGTTGTAGCCTAGTCTCCATCTCGGCACTACGGGTGACTGTTGTTGTGGCAATACCCTCCATAGCCTTACGCATCGTCTCCACTGTTGTAGTGTTGATTCTCTTGCGAAGGTCCTCCTTGTATTGACGTGTTCTGGCATTCGCACTCGAAAGGATTGTGCGACGGGTTTTATAGCTTTGGAGGTGCCTTCCCACTCTACAAACAAGGTTACGTTCACCCAGTGCCTGGTTAATCTTCTTGTAATCATCGAGCTTCTCCGTACAGGCAGTGATAAGGCCAAAACCCATTGTACCCTTGTCGTCTATTCCTATATTACCAGCCGCACGACAGAACGACCCGTCGTAAGCTGTTCTCATGTCACCGAAGAACTTTAACACCTTCTCCGGTCTCATGCTCAGGATCGAGGTCAGATCCTTAATAATTAGAACCTTAGGTCCTTTTGGGTCTGTCTCATTGGACAGTGCCTTGGCGAGACTCACATCCTTAGGGTTGTCCTCATCCCTGAAGCTAGACCCAAATGCGTTCTCTGTCATGTCGTCCCGGAATACTGATCGGCCTTCGTCGTCCTTGAGGGACATGAGGATCTCAGTCTTCCCCGAAGATGGGGCACCACAGAGATCGCCCCATGCCTTGTCTACAGCCCCTGATAGGAAGGGGGAGAGATAGCTGGCCATCGCGAAATCGACCGGCATCAGTTGCTCCCCCTTCCATCCCATCAGTTCTGTGAACATGCTATGTATGGATTCTAGTGGACTCAAAGTCAGGGTCTCCCGGCTGGATGATAGGGCTCTTTGGTTCCTCCTTAGCAGCCGTCCGTAGGGTAACGGCTTGGAACGTCAGTAGTACCCACTTCCCATCGGGATCTTCCAGTGCTACACCCTCGTACTTACCAATAGGTAGTGGTGCTGCAAGCTGGTTGGTTACCCTAGTCTTTACTCGGACCCGGAGTCCTCCCTGTTTACGTCTATGCTGGTGGCAGTTGAACCATTTAAGGTTTTTAGTTTCATCATCTGGCCATGGGGCATTCTTCGGCTTCGCCAATATGTAGATCAGCGACAGGTTGGATTCGTTAGGTTCGGGCTGCTCAATACGACAGAGCAACGGATTCTTGGGCTTCCAATCAGCAAGCAGTCGAGGCTGGGAACGGATACCTATTGTAATATCCACCGGGCCACCATGCTCATACTGGTGTTTCCACGGCCATACGTTCGCCTTAATCACTTGATGATCCACAGTTTACTCCTCTCTTAGGTGAGGGTACTTTTCGGAAGCACAGTCTAAGCATTGAAATTCTCCATCGACTATGAAGAATCTAGTGCCTCCCGAAGACATACATTTTCCATTATGATATAATTCACACTTGACACATTTCAAACCCTCTCCGGTGAGGTTGGTTTTAATCAATTTCTTAGGCATGGTCATTCTCGGTACTTCAGAAACGAGCAGGGGGGCATGAGGCTATACCTCAGAGGCCCCCCAGACTCTACTCCTCTACACTTGGTTAGCCATCCGCTTCTTCGGTTGAGTCAATACGACTCAGGAAACGAATGTTGGTGTAAGTCTTGCCGTTTCGGGCCTCCTTCTGGAAGACCTCTACCGACAAGAACTCACCCTCTGCATCCTGAGCAATGTTAATTGCATCCACGGGATTCTTAACTTCGGACCCACTGATGCAGGTAGCCAGACGACACAGCGAACGCAACGCCGGACTCGGCTTGTCCGGATTCGGGGTAATCCAGTAGTAGTCCGTAAAAGACTTGCCCTCGAACTCCCCATCCACGATAGAGAAGAAGGGCTTGACCCAAGCATTCTGGAGTCCGTTCTTCTCCTTTGTGCCCGTCTGGATCTTCTCCAACTGGACCGTGTAGTTGCCCGGGGTGGGCATCCAACTGTCGTCGTTCAAGTCCATGTCGTTACAAGCTTCGACACAGCCACTCAGTACGTCAGTAAAAGCATCACTCATTTGTTTTCTCCTGTCAAGTTACCTACTGCCACACTATAGGCAGCATCAAATACCTCGTACCCGCCAACTTCTGGGAGTACCATACGTTCGGGAAGTGGTACTCGAACCTTTACGTCCTGCGCATCACCACCCATAAACAAACCACCTGGTCTAGTCTTCAGGACTCGTACCTTCTGATACTCTTTACGGTCCTTGCCTTTGATTACTTTACCTTTGATTGTTCTTTCCTTACCGGGAATGGTCTGTTCCTCGACTCCGTGTTCAATGAACAGCATGTGCTCGCACTTCTTAAAAATAGCGGCACGGAATGAGTCGCTAACAGCCAGTCGAGTCACTTCCTTTTCCTCCCCTCCAGACCGAACAGTCTTAGTGGTAGTGTGGGCAATGATGGCCCACCCGAGGCCCGCACGATGAACACGATCCAGTAGACCGAACACCTGCTTGCGGACAATAGTGTACCCGTTACCATCCCCCCCGCTGTAAGCCAGCAGGTCCGGGATGTTGTGACGGGCACAGAATGCTTCGGCGAACACGTCAATGAACTCGTCAATCGTGTCGATACCGATCATCGTAAACCCACTGTCCTTAGCGGAGGCGATAGTCTTATCGACCATGCCCTCGTAGGCAGCAGGAACATCCTTGATGTCAAGCTCGGGGGGTGCGGTAAACCGTAATGCCCTCGGGTCTGCTACGGTGTCGCCCCCTCGCTCGGGGTCCAACATCAAGAGGAATGGGAAGCTATTGAGGAAAGTAGACTTACCCGCCCCAGGCATCCCCGTAATCACCAGCCTCGACTCCGACAGTGCGGAGGGGTTGAAGCCGGAAGACAGTCCACTGATCCCCGCGAACTCCTTGGGAATCTCTCGCCCCGACACTACACTAGTGGTCTTTGACATTGTCACCCTCCTTTAGTTTTATGTCTGGGTTCATTCCTGCACAGCTTATAGCTTGTTGAAGCATGTGTGCTGCATACTCCCTAGTGATGTCCATGTCTATAGTTACCTTGAGTAACCCCAGTGCATCGGAAATCTCCACCTTAGCCTTCTGCATTTTCCTCGTCCTCTCTAAACTTGATCTCGTATTGACTACGAATAATATCAGGCCACATGGCAAAGTCACTGTTGCATAGGGCCATGAACGGACACACCTTGTTGTACTTAGTACAGGCTCCGTTACCTGTACGGTAAAAGTTTTGGACATTCGGGCTGGCATTAGCAGCCGCACAGTATTGTTTCATCCGATTGCGAAACTCTTGGTCCACAAGCGGCCCAGAGAACCTGTTGTAGTCTAGCACCATCGCAACCTTATCGGTCTGGTCCTTGTCCTTATACCACTTAATTAGCCGAGCAACATACTCATGGAAGCCGCCTTTGTCCTTAGTCTTGGGGCAATACTTGATCGTCGGCTTCTGGATGACAGCATGAATACTTCCCTTAACTGTATATCCAAGATCCCATTCATCGAGGACTGTCTGTAGTGCAAGCCTATAGATTTTGATTTGAGGCGAGAACTTGGTCGAAGCCAGCCGCATAGCAATCGAAAGGCTTGTAGTTTTGAAGTCGAGTATCCAAACGTCTTTAGTATCCTTCTTAACAAGAACGAGGTCACATGGGCACCTCATCATTTGTGTAAATTCGGGGTGCTTCACATCGAGCACCCGCTCAACCATGAGTACACCTTCAGGATCTTTGAGCACCTCGTAGCCTTCGAGAGCCTTACCCTTGAGGTGCCAGAAGGTGAGGGCCATTGCGATTCCCTTGTGCAAGTCCTCGTCCATCTTAACGAGAGCGGTAGCAATGTCCTGTCCACTGCCTAGGAATCCACTGGGGCCAGCGGCCTCGATCAGTTCCTGCTCCCGTTGACTGGCCTGGATCTTCACTGTGTCAATAGCTGTCTGTTGATCCTTACCGAGGAACAAGGACTCCAGCATCGTATGAGTAAAGCTACCTGTCTGTAGCCCGCTGTCGTAGGTCTTCGGACTGATGCCCAGCTTGTACTGGTAGAGGAACTTACGAGGGCACTCATCGAACGTACTGACAGGAGAACTACGAATGAGGGGCTTCCTAATGTCAGTGAAGAAGTCCGCTACCTCAATCGGCACATCACCTAGAGTGGTACAGCCGTTGGCCTTCTGAAGGGCCTTGCCTTTGATTCGTTTGTGACTACTCATATCAAATGGAACTCCCACATGCCAAACACGTCGGTCCGGCTAGATGATCTATCTTATGTTCTTGTACACAGCCACATCTATAACACTGAAGGAACGCGGTGTGTGTTTTGTCGCTGCTGATGTTAGCCGGTTTTTCTTTGGGGGTCAAGTTTTCGTCGGCGTTTTTTAAGGATTTTTTTTCTTCCGTTTCCAAGAGCGGGGGTAAATCATCCAACTCCTCAGGAAGCGTACCAGCTTCGATCTTATCCAGTGTTTCGATGTATGCAGCCACGTTAAAGAGTACAGCCGCTGCGTGGTCCTCGTCGTCGTGCCGGGCAAGCAGTTGGAAAAGATGCCTCGTGGCACTGTTAAGATACACCGACAACGGCATCCCTTTTTCCCAGTTTCTAGCTCCATACTTGTCAGCACCCCGTTCGAGTAACTGAGCGAGGTGATGGAGGGCTTTTGGGGGAAGGAGATCATAGCGACCTTTCCCTGTTGCGGTGTCCCGTCTCGCCCCAGTATCAAAGGTACGCCGTTCGCCGCTGTCTTTGGTTTCATATACTTTTTCCTTCATCCCTGTGATCCTCAATGGGTTAGCTAGTTCCGCTATCTTGTTCAACGTCTCGAAGTATCTGGTCAATGTCTACACCTCTCGACTGGATGGTGGCCTCGTACTCTAAAGCGTGGTGAAGCATCAATCGCGCAATCGTCTCCCCCAAGACTCTCCGTGGGCCGTGTGCCCTGCTTCCGTTGCTCCATAAGACCCCAAACCGGGTCTTTTTCCCATAGCATGTTCCAGATGTACCAGAAGGGATCTTCTGAGAAATTAACTGGAGGAGTGCGTCCATTGTCTTGGTAGGATTTGGGCAGTATCGGTTGGGCCTCATCGCCGATGCTATCGAGAAGTCCAGCAGTAGGACGGGCTCCTCGCACGTTTCCATTAACAGTCCGAAAGCCTTGTTGAACCTTCCACGATCTGGAGACAACAGGTTCTTGCTCAACTCTCCCATGCTGCCCTTGCGTTCCACTAGACATACGTGTTCATATCCTTTCAAGGCATAGTCGCCCGCGTCAAGACACTTCTTCTCGGTCTTGATTATCACTGTCTTCTTCTGCCCGACCATCCACACTTCCATCGTTGCTGGGAACAGGAGGGGCCTCTGCTCCCTTGTGTCCACCAGTACCGTTATCGCGGTTGGGATGATCCTCATCTTCTGGATTCCAGATGTTGAGCTTAGGCTCCCCGAAGATTGCTTCGTAGTTTTTTTGGTACGTTTCTTTGTCATCTATTGGCCTTTTCCAATCACCCTTTGACATAGGTCTCAGAACCTCCACACTCTGGACAAGTGAATACAATTCCCTCAGTCGAACTGGCAGCACCATTATATTGAAGTTCTCTAGTGCAGTCATTCTTCAGACACTCCTCACACCATATAGCCCACGTTTCTGGGTCAAACATCAATAAATCTCCTCATTGGACACGTCTTAACACTACCTTTCCCTTTATAAGGTCTACTTCGTCGATCTTGTACTCTACTTCAAGGATCTCGACCAACATCCCCGGCATAGGATAGGGTGCTGGAGGAGGTCCTTCCATGTAATCAGTATTGGGGGGGCCTGACATAACCTACTCCTTCACTTGCATCACACGCATCGTTATCGTCTTCATAATCCCGACAACGATGGTGAAACTCGTACTCAAAATACTCCTTCGCCGTCTTCATGGAGAGATGCCTAACGTGTTCTTTTAGTACGTCTTCCACGCCAGATTTCTTCGCCTCGGTAGATGAGGGCTCGCTTGGTTTTCGTGACATTACGCATCTCCACAAATTCTACTTGATGGTGTCCGTTGGGCAAGAAGTGGACGACTGCCCAGCCCTGTTGCCATTGGGGAATACCATCAATGTAATCCAAGTCCTTGTAGTTGGCAAGGTGTCCGGCCTCGTAGCCACAGCGGATACCTTTCCACGAAGTCGTCGGGACAAAGCCCATCCGGTGGGTGTGGCCGATCATTACGCTACCCTCGATCTTGTCCGAGGTAGCCTTGGCCGTCATCCCTCCATTCTTGCGGATAAGGGCTCCGTGTGTGTACCAAAGATCCCGAATTTTATAAGGATCCCCCAACGTGTGCCAGTGTATATTTAGGTCGTCGAGACCAAGTATCTCAGGGATGGACATTCCTCGCAACTCAGCAAGTTCTTTCGCAGGGCCCCATAGTAATCTCGTAAGACGTTGCTCATGGTTTCCTTCAGAGTAACGGATCTCGGCCTCAGGAACCGCCTCCCGAATCTTCTCCAGCATCTCACGTCCCTGTTCGACTTCATCGCTGAATCCAGCGCGGCGGACATGTGGATTCTTGTCGAAGCGGGATAGTGAATAGCAATCCAATAGATCTCCAATGATGTCGATTCCATCTGGTTCTTCCTCCCGTACAAAATCCAGCCACGCCTTGATTATAGGCTTGTCGTGGAACGGAATGTGTGCATCAGGCAACACAATTCTTTTCAGTCGTTTCACTGCGGTACTCCTCTAGGTCGTACTCCAGCGGGATAGACCTGCCGAGGTACTCACATAGATCTTGGAAATAAGGAGGATTGGGCACCACGTCGGCGATGATCCTCCTCACCTTGTAAATCTCGTACTTTGGACACTCAATGAATGCCGCATCGTAGACGTTCATAGGAGCCACAGCCTTCAGCTTCTCCTCCTTGAACCGTCTCCACAGTTCGTACTGACAGGACAGCATAATGTTAGCTGCCGTAGCCTGTATAGGTAGGTTTACTATCTCAGAGTCCCATACTCTGTTGTTCCTCCTGCCTCCCGCACCTAAGAATAGTCGGGACTGTCCGATTAGCGGGAGTTCGTAGTAACCGTGCTTTCGGACAAACGCCAGCAACTCCTTCTGCCATTTGGAGAGTTGGTGATGTTTTTTCCAGAAAGCATCTATCGCCTTAGCACACTCTATGATTGGGTAATCTAACCCTACGTCCTTCATAAGACTTTCGTGCAAGGTCTTAGCCTGGCCCAGAAAGAGCATGAGGAAGTTAGTTCTTTTTCCTGCCTGTCGATAGAGCTTCTGGAAATTCTGGTGGTTCACGATGTCGTGACCAAAGATTAGCTTGGCTGTAGCACCATGCAAGTCGGGCTTGCCTTGGTACTCCTCCATCATAGGCCCGTCGTTACTTAGGAGGGCAGCAATTCTGAGTTCAATCTGTGAGTAATCAAACCATAGATGGAATCCGGATGGGAAACGACCCGTGATGGTCTTCTTGATAATAGGAGGAAACGTCTGTACTGGCGGTGCTTTAGCCACAATTCTCGCCTGTTTCGTTCCTCCGGAGGAATCCTCGAACTCGGAGGGTACAGGGAACCATCGAGGATACGCCACCCCGTCAAGGAGTACAGTGTCGAGCTTATCATGTGCCTTTCCTCGGCCAACGAGCAGAGGGTAGAGGTACCGGTCCAGTAATCCAGCAACATCTTGGTATACTCCCATTAGTTTGAGTTGTTTATACTCTCTCGATTCTCGGGGTAGTAGCGGGAGAAGCGTGTTTCGATTCTCCACATTAAAACTGATGAGACCTCTCTCTTTAGTACGCTTGAGAGGTACATCTCCCGAACCTTTACCTTGTGGTCCCATAGCCCGCAGGGCAGACGACTCCATAACTGCTCTCTTGGACTTCTCACTGCCTTTTCCTCGAAGCGGAGCTCCGTACGCATCGAGGGAGTGCTGCATGATGCGTTCCAAAGCCTGTTTGTATCTCTCAAATGTTGACGAAAGTTCTTCATCATCCATCCTCACTCCTGTCTCAGTCATCCAGATTATGAGCCACAGCACGTCCGAGTACCATGCGTAGCAGTAGTCCCCGAGCTTATTAGATTGCCCACCATACAGGGACGATAGCTCCCTCTCTATCTTCTCGTGTATCAGCAGGGTTGCAGCAGTGTCTTGACAGTTGTATTTCCAGAGATTGGGATCGTGGGCGTCTGAGAAACGCTGAAAATCTCCACCGATATTGTACTTGGTAACGCGTAGAAGGGGGGCCAAATTCTTCAACGACTTTTCCGGGCGATTCTCGTCGTAGAGGTAGTTTGAGATAATAGTATCCCATATAGGTAGGTGGTGATTCAAACATACTTCAAACTCCTTATAGCAATACCTGAGATACATCAGGTCGAAGATGATATTTGCCCCGACGAGGTACTTGAAGTTGTCATCACGCTGGCACTTCATAATCCATGCTAATAACCGTCGTTGGTGTGTCCGGTCCTTCATCACGAAGATGGCATGTTTCAATTCTCCCTTCGGGTCACGCCACGAAATACCTACTGTCTCAATCATAGCCTCCTTGCATACACCATCCACTGCCTCACTCTTACGTGGGTGGAACATCGTCTGCTTAGGCTTATTAGTTACAGCACCATAAGTCTCGATATCAAGAGACAGTATGGAGACCTGATACTTTGGAGGAGGGGGGGCAATGTCAATTTCCAGTTTTTCGGGGTCGATAGCGTACTCTAACCCGCCATCTAGGAAGTCCCTCAACATCTGAAGATGGGACTTAACACTGATGCCCTGTGAAGGGTCACGCAGTACATAGGAGGGGTGGTAGGTAGCAAAGACGGGGACTCCCAGTTCTCTACAGTCTCCCTGCCTACCGAGGGCAACCTTCAAGCTGGTTCCAACTACTGACTGACAGGCGGTGGCGCCGACACAGAGCACAATGACTTCTTTATATTCCTGCTTCAGGATTTCAATGTCCTGCAACAGATATGGTTGGCATTTCTTGATCTGCCCTTTGGTCGGAGTCTTGTTCTCTGGAGGTCGGCACTTCACCGCGTTAGTCAGATACACGTCAGTATCAACGTGGAACTTGAAGAATTCTATATAAACCTGCCGCAAGAGGTGGCCGGACTTTCCAATGAACGGCTTACCCTTCAAGTCCTCCAACTTTCCGGGTGCCTCGCCCACTACTAGGATAGCTCGGTCCATCCTCTCAGCGACAGGCAGATAGGGCTCTGCTGGTACACAAACGGTCTCCACTCCCTCATGGAGGGGGCACAATGTGCAGTCACTACATCGACTAAACTCCATTGTCATCGTCGTCCCCCCTCAGATAAGAACAGCAACCGTCACACCCGTGAATGTAGTCACAGTCCCGGAGATCGTGGCCTTGATGCTCCTTAGGGGCAGGGTGGCCCACGCCGTGAGGACAAACCCATTCTATCAGACCGTTGGCCCTACGATTAACTGTCCATTCACCAGGTAGTATCACGATTCTCGCCTTCTCCCAACAAGAGTCACAGCACATTTGACTTTCTACCCTCTTAAATTTATAAGCTCCCGGTAGGAGTCGAACCTACAACCTTTCCTACATCCGCACATATAGCGAGTTCGGATCGCTCTACCTTTTGAGCTACGGGAGCAACGGCATTTTTCGCCGCGATCACCAAACTTTAGGCTTAAAAATCGCCCGCGTCAAGTTTTTTAACGAAAAAATTTTCCCCCTTTCTAGGACTGCTGGGGGTAAAGAAAGGACTTGACAACTAGCGATTCGGGGACTATAATAAGGTGTAGAGGAGTAGAGTCTCCGTCTGCCCAGCTATAGGTTGAGGTAGGGGGGACATGGTTTTCGTGTGTTGCAACACATTTTTTGGAGAAATTCTATGCCTTTGACGCATAATCCTAAGACGGCGATTCAGACTAACATCGACGGTGACAGTAAGTATAACGTAGTGACTCAGAGCCCTGAGTCCATTCTTCAAACTCTAGGAGGTCTAGGGACTCCTACTGCTTCAGCGTCTCAGATTGCAGTGGGTCAAGAGTTTACCTTGGTAGGTAGAGTTGGTATTGCTGCCAACAGTCCGGCAGCTTCCACTACCTATACAGTCCAGTGGTACAATAAGGATTGTCCTTATAAGCTGAAAGTCCTGGAGGTTGGCTTTAGGGTAGTCGACATTACAGCAGACGACTATACTGATGGTGACGCTGGTAACCTGGACCTAACCGTTATTCGTGGTGATGGTGCTGCGTCGGAGACCGAAACTGACATCCTGGCGGACTTTGCCATGGATGATGACTACGGCAACGGTAATGGAGATCGGTTCCCTTCGGCAACAGTAGCCCTGGCCAATGATGAAGTAGTTTCTGGTGGAAGCCTGAAGGCTCAGCTTATTGTAGATCCTGACGCTACGGCAGGTGCTACCAATGATGGTGCCGAGGTGGACGTTTGGGTTCGCTGTCTCCGAGTTCTGTAGGGTACGATGGGCAATGTCAAGTTACAGTTCCGGAGAGGCCAGTCCTCTCCGGAACTCTCCTTTAAGGAGAAGAC